GCGCGCGAGCGCACTTGCGCGCCGTCATGGCGCTTGAAGAAAGCCGAGACCCTGCCGCCGCAGCCGAGCTCGCGCGGACTATCCTTCGCCGTTTGGCGTTGCTCGCAGAGTTTCCCGGACTCGCACCTCCGTCGCAGCGCTCGACGCGCAAGCTCGTGATCACGGGCACGCCCTACCTGCTGATCTACCGCGAGGCGCGCGAATGCGTGACCATTGTCGGCATGTGGCACCATGCGCTACGCAAGAGACGCTAACCTGCAGCCATGACCGACGACACCGCGGAAAGTTTCGGACGCCGACTGCGCCGCCTGCGCCTGACGGTAGGCCTCGACGCGCGCCTGCTCGCACGCTGCTGCCGCGTCGAGCTCGCCACCTATGAAGCATGGGAGCGCGACGAGTCGGAACCTATCGTGCGCCAAGTTCTAGCCCTCGCCGACGCGCTGCGATGCACGGTCTCCGCGCTGCTCGTGCCGACCGAGCTGCCACCGCAGACGGGCGCGCTCGTCGAGTTTCTCTCGACCGAGCTCGGGCAGGCGGCGGCACAACACGGCCTAGTTCCGGTGCTGCAGCGGCTGCGCACGGCGAGGCCGCCCACCGTCACACTCTACGCGAAGCTCGCGCGCGTGCTGCTCGAGGGCGCTGCGCCGGACGCCTAAGACAGACGCGCTCAGGCGCGCCTAAAACCAAGTCATGACGATCGTTGGGCCGTCGGATGGGTGAGGCGCCATCGGCACAAGGTCAGGCAGCAACTGCTCGACCAGGCGCCGCGCGCTTGCTTCACTCGCGCAGGTGAGTATCGGCTCCGCGTCCCGCACTTTGCTCGAGGCGTACTGCGCCCGCAGCAGATAGGGAGCGCCCGCGGATGCAGGCGCAGTCAACAGCGTTAGGATCATCAGCTCGTCATCGCGCCGACCTGCGCGCCATGACTCGATCACGCGCACGACCCAGGACATCAGCTGCCCCGGCGCCGATCGAGTGCCTGCACGCCGCGCAGCGCCATGTCGCCGCACCACTTGCCGATCTCATCCTGCGCGACGCCTGCCGCGCGCGCCTCGGCGACAAACTCGTCGCCGACCAGATCGCTCAACACTGCGCGCATCAAATCGCGCTCGGGCAGCGAGGTTACTATCTCGTAACCGTGCACTGTGAGATCGCGCGAGTGCACGATCAGCGTAAACCCGACGTCTGCAAACGTCGCATCGCGACGGATCAGCTCGCGCGCGAACGTGCTGATCGCATCCCGCAGCAGCTGCTGCCGAGTCCGGTGTTCGGCGTCACTCATCGACGACCGCGCCGACGGCATCCGCCGTGCACTCGACGCGCGCCGCTTCGACGCGCAGTAACGCAGTCGCCGCCGACAGGGCCCGATAGACAGGATCAGTGTCCAGGCTGCCGCCTGACCGCACGCACGCGACGATCCGCACCGGCAGCAGCGGCTCGAGTGCGTCGGCGTGCTGCCGCAGCTCGGAGGCGCGCAGGCGCATGTACGCCCCGAACGAGTCGCCGCTCGAGGCATCCGCGCGCAGCTTGCGTCGCTCGTCGCCGGTCATCGTGGAGAGCTCGAGCGACAACGGTTCAGGCTCGGCGACATCATCGGACATAGGCCGCAGCCTATCGCGCAGCGCGATCGGTGGCTAGACCGGACTACGTGACCGCAGGCCGGCAGCGACCGTCGAGGTCGGACGCTCGCGCCTCTCGACTACTCCCTAGCCTCTCGGGCGAACGTCGTGCGCGCCGTAGCGCCCGCGCTATAGCCTCGACGCGCTAGCTGCAGCTGTCGATTGTTCTTGACACATGCCACGCCGAGGCCTGTACGCTCGCGCGTGCGCGGTTTCAAGACACCTCAACCTAAACGCATCTAGCTCTTACACGCTGTATTAAGAGCGAGATCCCGGATTGATTCTGAGTCTCCCGGATCTGCAGATCCGCAGACGTGCAGACGGAAGAAGGCGCTTTAACACGCCGATGCATGCGCGCGCGCGCGCGATTGCCAATCGGGAAGGCGTTGCTTGTCCGGCCCTCGAGCGTTGCTTGTCCGGCCCTCGAGCGTTGCTTGTCCGGCCCCCAATATCAGGGACGTTGGCAAAGTTATCCACATCGCGCAGCGACGCGCTCAGGACGCAAAAAAGCGCCCTTGCGATCCGTCGGAACGCTCGGGCGCTTGGTCGGCGAGCCGAAAACTCAGGCCGCGCGCAGGCGGTCGTCGGCGCCGAGTCGCCACGCATGCACGCCAGCATCCCCGAGCGCGGCGAGCGCCTCGCGCACGCGGAAACGCATCATGCGCATGTCAACGGCGCTGCGAGATACGCGGTGCACCTCGCCGAGCTCGACGGCGCGCACGCCTTGGGATTCTTGCCACGCCGTGAACAGCTGCAGCCACTGCGCAAGAGGCCTGCGCGCCAGTCGCCGCCTAGCATCGAGGTCAACTAGCGTGAACCCCTCGAGCGCAAGCGCCATCATCTCGGGATTGATCCGCAGCGTATGCAGGTCGCCGTCGGCGCGCCCGAGCGGCAACAGCGAGCCGTATAGCGTCGAGTTGTTCCACTTCACATAAAGCGTCGCGTTTGCAATGTCGTGCAGCAGCCCCTCGAGCGATTCGCGATTGCGGCGGCCCGAGCTGTGCTCAAGCACGCGCTCGAGGTCGCACGCGCGCAGCGTAACCGTCGAGCCTTGCTCGACGCCGCTCGCGAGCGACATAAGCGCCATCGTAAGATCCGCGTGCGTCTGACTCAGTAAGCGCCCGCTGTAGTGCGCTGTGTAGCCCGGCGCTGCCTCGAGCGGCATCTTGCGCACCATGACAGGCGCAGCCTGCGGCAGGGCAAGCCCGAAAACGCTCGCAGCTAAAAACACGTTCGGCATCGGCAGTCGCCTCGGCTCCCAGCATGGAATACGCGGCGAGCCTGCGCCAGCCTGCGCCGCCATTCGTGCGACTCGGGCGCGCACACTCGAGTTATTGCCATCGTCCGAACCTTCTGCTCTACTCATCGCCACGACTCCCAGATGTGTAACCGCATCGAGTCCCCGACACTCCGCTGCTAGTAACAGTGGGGTGTCACGCTATGGCGCCGAGGCCACAGCGCTCTAACTAGAGCGCCTCAGACGCCTCGAGCGCAACAAAATTGCACGCAGCCGTCACGCTTTACGCGCGGCAGCTCGACGGCCCGGCGCTTTTCGCCGAGGTCTGCGAGTGCCGCTCGGCGCCGAGCTCGCGAGCGCGCGATCCGTCTCGGCAGTCGCGCGAGCGAAACCCTCGCTGTCAAACCTCGTGAACGATATCGCCCATACCCAGGGATTCGACGACCACTGCTGCGCGCCGCTGTGCGCGGCATCCCATGCGCGAGCAAACGCCCCTCGGCGAGCCGGACACTCGGCTTGACAGTGGCTGTATTCGGTATCGTGCGCCGGGCAGGCGACGCCCTCGGCTGCATAGTCGATGGCGACAGCATCCTGCACGCGTTGACACCGTACGTTGTAGAGGCGCAGCCACAGGCGCGCCGAGGCCTGCGGCATCAACATCGCCGACAGCCATGCGCGCCTTGGCGTCAATGGGTCGGCTGCCTCCGTCGATTCATACACGACCCGGCGCCGAGCTCGACCGCCCTCGACGTGCCACCGCTCGCGCACCCATAGCCAGTCATCGACCGCACCGAATGGGCAGCCCACGAGCGACGGCCTCGCGCCTGCGCGCGCGCACACAGCGCGCAGCTGGTCCTGCTCGTCTCGTATCCAACCCTCGACGACGCCGCCCTCTGGCACACGAACAACGCGCCGCAGCTGCCACTGCTCGAGCCGATCGATCCGTCGAGCCTGCGGCGTCGACAGCACGACCGGCCTGCATGCACGGGACGCCATGCGCCGAGCCTAGCCTCGAGCTGTCCAGCACACTAGAGCGCTCGTGCACGAGCGTGCTAGTTAGCGTGTGACCGCGCTAGCCTAGGCGCTAGTGTGCGCAACCCTGCGACATTGCACACATTCCCTAGAGTGTTTTTATCAGACCTTTTCCCATGCTCGGGAATAGAGGTCATTACTAGGTCGCCGCAGGTGTGGCACTGTGACTGCCTCGCCATGACGGCGACGCATGGAAGGCCCCCCACTGTATGTCAGGTCGCCGCCGCCGCTATGAGGATCACCCACCGGACGCCGACGTTGCAGAGGCAGCCGCGTTCGTCCGAGAGCACGCGCCCGACCACAGTTCACAGGCCACACAAGACAGCGAGACGCCGTCGGCGCGACTGCTCGCGCTCGCGATGGCGCTCGACCTGCCCGGCGCTGGCTGGTCCCGCGACGTCTGGGCATGGTCAGACGAGCGCCTCGCAGACGCGCTCGCCGAGCACGTGCGTCGCGTCTACCACTGGCAACATGGCCGATCCGCGCTGCGCCTCGCGCTGCTGCAGTGCTGCGGCTGCGCTGTGCCGCAGCGCCGGCCTAGGCTCGCGCTGGTCGCTTCCGTCGCCGTGCGTCCGCGTCGCCCGCTGCTCGCATTTTTGCGGGATCCAACTTTCCGCCGCGCGCTGCGAGATGCCTTCGAGCGGAGTCCGCTTTTGCTCGAGCGCGATCAGGAGCTTCGAGACTGGGCGGAGCTGTCGCAGCGCGTCCTAATGCCGACCGGTTCGGGGAAGACCGAGCGGTATTTGGATCAGTTTCTGTGGTCGCCATACGAGTGACAGTCGCCGTCAACCATTCGAGCGTTGCCGGTTTCTGCCGGCCTCTGATCGCTCGCAAGACTGCGAGCGCGACCTCGCGCGACTCGCCGCGCTGCTCGAGCCACTGCCGCACAGACGCAATATCGAGCACCGTCGGCGTCTCGATCTCCGCAGCCGCTGCTGCGCGACCGGCGAGACCGAACAGCGTGCGCTCGACATCCGCATCGAGCAGCAGCATCGCCCGCACGAACAGCGCGAGCGTCGGCGTCGAGCGCTCACGGTCCCAGTCATCGAGCGTCGAGCCGGACACGCCGAGCTGCGCCGCGAACCGTATGCGCGCGATTCCCTTCGACGCGCGCAACGCCCACAGCCGACGCTGCACGCTGCTTTCAGCGTACGGATCTGCACCCATCTCGGGCGCTGGCTTCAACGGGACCTTACGGTAGGACATGCCTCGGCACCTTCTAACCTGTGCAGGCTATAGCGCCTAACCTATACGGCTCACTTCGCTTTCGCTAGATCCTGCACGAGGCCGTCACTCAAGTTTGCCCCGATTTTTGTCCGACATGTGTGCTCGCAGCTTCACAGCGCGGCAACTTGCCGCCATAGGCAAAAGCCTATAGACCCGTCTGCATGAACCTGCGGCAGTGGGTAAAAAGCGAAGGCGCCGGCGCTATAACGCGCCTGCAATACGGGTCTGGGCTGTCTTACACAGCGGTCCACCGCGTTGTGCACGGCAAATCTAGGCCTACCTACGCGTCCGCAAACGCGCTCGCGCAGGCGACCGGTTTGGCTGTGACCGTCGACGGCGTATTCCGCAGCGCGAGGCCGGCGAAGCGCAAACCGCTTCGAGCTCGCGCTCGCCGCAGGTCTCCGCAGCCGTCGGCTGCTGCCGCCTGACCCGAGCCGCAGGCGCAGCCGCCGCGCGACCCCTTCGCGCGACGACTACGACTGCACAACGTGTGCGTGCAGGAGGCCTATGCGTACAGCCACGCTCCGCGGCAGTCAACGCCGAACGATCAAGCTGCCTGACCTGTATTTCGAGGCAGACTCGCCGCTCGACGGCATCGCTCGTGCTGTCTGGGTCCAGTGCCTATTTCTGGCATCGCCGCAGCGTGACAGTCACGGCGACAGTCACGCACCGGCGCAGCGTGACGGTCACGCTCGAGGCCGTGACAGTCACGCGCTCGACCGATGGCCTGCGGCGCCGCTGCTCGATGAGAGCCTGCGCTCGCTCACGCTCGCAGACATCGTGCGTAGCGTGCAGCTCGACAGGCACCTCGTGACTCGCGCCATGCAGCAACTCGAGCGCCTCGGCGAGCTCGCCAAAAAACCCGACGGAACATGGGTCGTCGTGCGCTACTGGCACACGCAAGAAAGCCAAGCAGCCGAGCGAAAACGCCGACAACGGGCGCAGAAAAAGCGTGACAGTCACGGCGACAGTCACGCACTCGGGCAGCGTGACAGTCACGGCGGCGAGCGTGACAGTCACGCTGTTTTTCCCGCGCGCGCGCTCTTAAGATCTCAGAGAGAGAAAGATACAGATCTTAAAACAGCCACCATTCTCACTACTGCAGACCGCGTACACGCGCGCGAGCCTGCAGTCGCGGCGCAGGTCTGGCTAAACGAGATTCTGACAGAGGCAGCTGCCACGTTCGCGCCGAATGCCATCGGCACGAAATGGGAGAAAAGCTACCGCTACATCGCGCAGCGACCGGCGCACGAGCGCGAGCAGGTCGGGCAGCTGCTGCGCGACAGGCTACGTCGCGGCGAGCTGCGGGCCCGATTCATCACGCCGCTACACCTCGAGACCTATTGGCCGCAGTACGTCGACGGATCGCCGCCGCACGGGCCCAACTCGGGCGCGCCTGTGCTCACGGCAGCCGACCTCGAGCGCAGCGCAGACGAGCTCGAGCGCGAGGCAGGCGCTAACCCCGAATGGCTGCAGGAGGCCGCTACACCGTGACCGCAGGCATGGCCAAACTGCGCACGCTGCTCGAGCGCCTGCAGGCGCAGGCCTCGGCGCCTGCGGCTGCTGTCGAGCTCGAGGCCGAAGATCGACGCCGAGCGCGCGAGGCGCGACGACAGGCTATCGCTCGGCTGCCGCTGCCGCTCTCCGAGAAGATGCTGCGGGCCCTCGAGCGAGACGAGCTCGAGCAGACAACCGCGCTGATCGCCGTCCGCCGATTCATGGCGCCGCGTACCAAGGACAAGCACGCCGACCCGCAAGCCAAGCCGAGCGAGCCGAGGCCGTTCTTGCTGCTGCATGGCGCCACAGGCACCGGTAAGAGCGTCGCCGCTGCCGCTGCGGCTGTCGTGCGACCCGGCGCGCTGTGGGCCTATCCGCGCGACCTCTCCGAGGCCTACATGAGCCGCTATGCCGAGGCGCTCGCGCGCAGGCATGCGCTCGAGCAGGCGCCTCTGCTCGTGATCGACGGCCTCGGCGCCGAGGCAGCCCCCGTCGCGCACACGCTCGACGCGCTGCTAGGTCTGCTGCCGGTTCGGCTGCGCCGGCGCACGATCATCACGACGCAGCTGTCGCAGGCCGCCTACACAGAGCGCTACAAACACGCGCCGCTGCAGCACATGCTCGAGCAATCCGCCTGGCATGTGTCGCTCTCGCGCTCGTGCGCGCCGCCTGTCGAGGGCACGCCATGAGCCGACGAGTGCGCGACGAGGTCGGCGTCGATGCCGGCGACCCGATCGCCGGCGAACCAGCCATGACCGGCGCACGGCAAGCGATCGCCGACGCGCACGAGCGACGGGACAATCATGATCTGTGGCTAGCGCGCGAGGCGCTGCGCATCCTCGGCGAGGAAAAGCAGAGGCTGTCCGACCGAGTCGCCGAGCTCGAGCAGGCGCTCGGCGTCATGCAGCAGATATGCGAGGCGAATGTCGCCCTCGAGGAAGACGTCGCCCGACTGAATCGCTACCTCGAGGTTTTCGACTCCGACCTCGCTGCGAGCGTCGAGCGCCTGCAGACGCGCGCGAGCGATATCCTGCTCGACGGCGGCGCAGGCGCGCCTGCGCCATCGGCGCCGCTGCTGGCAGTCGCCGAGGCCTCTACAGCGCTCGCCGACAGCTTGATCGCATACGCGCGCGAGCGTCGCCTCGCCGAGCGCTCGAGCCGGCCTCGACGCTCGAGTGCGCCGCCGACCGGTCAGAACAGCGAGGGCGAGCACTAATGTCGACCCGCCGCAACGTCGAGCCGCTGCTCGAGCTCGCCGCCCTGGTCGCCGACCAGACACCGCGAGCTAAGCCTGTCGTGCGCGCGCGACACTGCCCGCGCTGCCTCATGCGCGGCAAGCTCGCGCCGCTCATCGTCGGGCACGAGTGCGCCTGCCTCGACGGCATATGCGAGCGCTGCCGGCGACCTCTGCTCGTGACGATCGTGGCTGTCGACTCGAGCGGCTCTCACAGCGAGCGCTCGCCCTGCGGCTGTTTTTTCGTGCCTCCCAACAGGACCCCATGACCCCAACCAAAATCACGCCGCCGCTCCGCGTTGCTAGACCTTGGCGCTCGCGCGTCATTCGCTGGAAACGCCGACGGCAGTCGCTGTCCGCTTCGACGATCGCGCCGCTCGACGCAGTGCTGCTCGCCGTCGACTCGGCGCGCTGCTCAGGCTGGGCTGTCTACGCCCGAGGGCAGCTGCACACGTACGGCGAATGCAGCTCGCGCGTGCCGCAAGAGCGCGCCGAGGTCGTCGCCGAGGCGCTGCGGCTCTCAGTGGCGCTCGACAGGCCGATCGGCCTCGTGCTCGAGGTCCCATTCGGCGGGCCTCTCAAGACGCTTCTATCGCTCGCCGAGACCGCTGCGCTGTGGCGCGACACTTGGGTCGCATACGAGCAGCATCCTCGACGCGTGATCGACGTGCTCGCGACCGAATGGCGAGAGCGCATGTTCGGCACCGGCAGCATGCCTCGCGAGGACGCCCGGCGCCTCGAGCAGATCACAGCGCAGCGTATTCGCGACGTCGCGCGCCTCAGCAGCCGGCCCGAGCTCGGCGGCGACGCTGCTGCCGCAGTATGCCTCGGATACACAGCGCGCACGAGTAGCGCTCTGCAGACCGCCCTACCCTGCGCGCTGATCGACCTGCGCCGGCACCCTCGAGCGCGTCTCACGGTGCACGCTAAGGGCACGCCATGAGAGACCCAACCAAGCAGGCCGCCGAGCTCGAGCGGCAAAAGAAGATCGCGGCGAGGCTCAAGCGTCGAGGCCTCAAGTATTGCGGCTGCCCCAAACGCAGCACCGGCGATCCGTGCTTTACGATCATCCGCAAAGATGCCGCCTACTGCCCGGCGCACGACCCGACGCGCATCGAGCGCGAGGCGCTCGCGCTGCTCGAGTACGACTCGACCACGCGCAAACAGGCCATCGCAGACGCCGCTCGGCGCGAGGCCGCAATCGCCGGCGAGCTGCCCGCAAAAGAGCGGCAGCTGCAGCAGCTGCGAACCGAGATCGTGCAGGCCGAGCAACAGCTGCGCGAAACCCAATGGAAGCGAGACGAGCTCACACGCGGAATCGTGACGCTCGAGCGCGAGCGCGCCGACTTCCGTGCCGACTGCGAGCAGTCCATTGTCGGTCTGCTGCGGCGCGCGACGACCTACCTCGACACGCCAGACAGCGAGCTATCGCCCGAGCTCTGCGAGCTGATGATTAAGTGTGCCGCCGAGCTCACGAACCATCAACGCGAGACGCGCCTCGCCAAGGAGGCCGCCCGCACGACCCAGGCGGCACCACAGCCCCCGGCGCCATCGGCGCGCGCCGAGGACATACGCAACGGCGCGACGCCTGCCGAGCGCCTCGCACGCTACCGGAATCCCAAGATCTACTAACCATGCAGGCCAAGCCAATCCCGACCAAGCCGACCCACTGCCGCCGCTGCAGCTCCGAGCTGCCGCCGCTGCGGCGCTATGGCGGGCTGTGCGGCGATTGCATCGTTACGCATGCGCCGCCGCGTCTAGAGGACCCTACGCGGCGCAAATGGGTGATCCTCGAGCGTCGGCCTGCGAAGCTGCCGAGCGGCGAGGTCGTCACTCGACTACGCGTCAAATGCGCCTGTGGATACGTGCGAACTATGAGTCAAGCCGAGTGGCGCAACAGCCGCTCGCTGCAGTGCAACCGCTGCAGGATGCGAGACGAGCACCGACTGAGAAAGACTGCCGATGCGTGGTAAGCCCAAGACCGCCAAACGAAAGACCGCCAAGCGAAAGGCGGCGACAGTTTCCGGACGCTCGCGCGCGCGTAAACAGGCAGCGACTGTCCGGAAACCTGCCGCGACCGACGTGCTCGCGCAGCTCGAGCTGCCGATCAAACTCGACGCGCTCGGCGGCAGGCCTACGCGCTACAGCGACGCGCTCGGCGACCGGATCTGCATGTGGATCGCAGGCGGAATGCCCATCTCGACATCGTGCATGCAGGAGGGCATCGGGCGCGCGACGTTCTACGACTGGAAGGCCCGCGCCAAGCTCGGCGAGGAACCATTCGCGACATTTTTTCGCGGCGTCGAGGTCGCGCTCGCGCGCTCCGAGGTCGCCGTCATGCAGAGTGTCGTCGCTGCCGCGCGCGAAAACTGGAAGGCGGGCGCGTGGTGGCTCGAGCGGCGTTTTCCCAAACGCTACGGGCAGCGGCAGCACGTCAAACTCGAGAAGACGCCCGGCGAGATGACAGACGCCGAGCTCGAGGCAGCGATCGCTGCGCACGGTTATGTGCGCGCGCCATCACCCACAGACACGGGACCGTAAGCATATGGCTAGACCACCTACAGCACCGACTAATTGGGCCCAAACGGGCAGCAAGATCGCCCCCAGCGCAGGCAAAATCACTGCAGGCTGGACAGTCAACGAGAGGCCGCCTGCAGAGTGGATCAACTGGTTAGACAACAACCGCGATCTATGGCTGAAATTTCTCGCCGACGTCACGAGCGGACAGCCGATCGTCGATCTGCTGCTCAACTTCGCGAACACCGACGTATTCGCGGCGCTGCTCGACGTCACAGTGCCGCCTGCGACCACTAACTATCGGCTGGTCGCGCGACTCAAGATCAACACGTCAATGCACGTGCGGATCTATGCCGGCTCAACCTCTCGCCGGTTTCTGGTCGTATACAACGCTGTGTGGGGCGGATCGAGTTGGCTTGCGGACAACTCGACGCAGCCCGCGACCGCATTCGCGCTCGTCAATGACGGCACTACGAGCGGCAGCGCGCTCGAGCTCCTCTATCACGCCGCTACCGCCTCATCGTGGACGGACGCAGCGTGGACCGTCGGCGCATTCTCGTCGCTCTCCGTCAAGACGCTGCACGTCACGCAGCCGACCGGAGTTAGCACCGTGATCGACGCGAGTATGCTCGTCAGTGGCGGGATAAATACCGTGCTTGGCCTCGACACCGCAGGCACGATCACTGCTGCGGGCCTACTCTCGGCGAATGGTGGCGCCGACTTCAACGGGCCCGTTCACGTGAACGCCGCGCACCTCTACCTCGACGACTCCGTCGACATCGTGCACACGAGTCCGAAGCCTCGCCGGCGCATTCAGATACCGCTACTGAGCGGCACCGATTGGGATGGGAACATCCGGACTAACTACGACTACATCAACGGTTACCTGCACACGACGACAGGCGCCGATCGGACGATCGAGTATGAGTTGCACCCACCGCGCGAGGCCGAAAATTGGAATTTCGAGGTCCTGTGGATGACACCGGACATCACCACCCACGCAAACGCGTTTGCTGTGTTCCGGCACGTTCGAGACTTCACGCTCGCCTCGAGCACACCGCCGCCTGCCGAAAACATCGGCACTCGCGTCGCTACCGTGTTTTCGCCGACGTTCGCGCAGACTGCCTCGCTCGTCACGCCGATCGCTGGTCCTGCGCAGCCGTACGCCGAGAACTACTACGCGCGAATCACTCTCAAGGCCAACGCTGCCGGCACTAACAGACTCTACGGCGTGGCGATCACATACGACGACCCGGGACCTCGCAATGGGTGAGACTGCCGAGCAGGCCGAGCAGCGTTTCGAGCGCTGCTCGCTGCTGATCGCTCGGCAGCGCGCGATCATCGTCGAGCGGCAAGGCGCCACACTGGCAACTGTCCAGTGGTACGCACTCACACACGAGTTTGGCGAGCTGCAGACCGAGATCAACAAGCTGTTAGGTGGCACACCCTAAAAACAAGCTCGCCGCTCTGATCTCAGAGCACGCACGGCGAGCGACGCGACGCGCACGACGACCCGCTACGCTGCACGAGTACATTCGTGCGGCGTGGCCGATTGTCGTGCCTAACGCGCCATTTGTCGACAATTGGCACGTGGGCGCGCTGTGCGAGCATCTCGAGGCGCAGTCGCGAGGGCAGCTGCCTCGGCTCGTGATCAACGTGCCGCCCGGCTCGAGCAAATCGACGACCGTTTGCGTCATGTGGCCGACTTGGGAATGGTCCTGGTCCCCGGGCACGCAGTGGCAATTCGGCGCCTATGCCGACACGCTCGCTGTGCGTGACTCGCTGCGCTGCCGCAGCCTATTCGAGGGCGAATGGTACCGCGATCTATTCGGCGACGTCTGGACGCCGCAGCGCGGTCGCTGGCTGGCAAATTGGTTGCAGAACGACAAAGGCGGCATCCGCCAAGCGATATCCGTCGGAGGCTCTCCGACTGGTTTTCACGCGCATCGGCAAGTGGTGGACGACCCGATCAAACCGCTCGAGGCGCACTCGCCGAGCGCGCTCGAGCGCTGCGAGCGCTGGTGGTTTGAAACAATGGCGTCCCGTGTTTTGCCGGGAAATAACACGCGCACGATCATCATGCAGAGGCTTGTCGACCGCGACCTCGCAGGGCAGGCAGCCGAGCAGGGTTACGCGGTCCTGTCGATGCCGATGCGATACTACAGCGCAGCCGCTCGAGCGCCGACGCCGCTCGGATGGGTGGACCCACGCACGCGCGAGGGCGAGCTGCTGTGCGAGGCGCGATGGAACGATGCCGAAGTAGACCGGCGCAAAGCTGAATTTGGTCCGGATGGGTGGGCAGCGCAGGATCAACAGGACCCGGTTCCGGCAGGCGGCGCGATCTATCACGACGAGTGGATGCACAAGTATTACAAGACGCGCCCGCGACTCGAGGGCGCGCTCGTCGTGATCAGTTTTGACTGCGCATTCAAGTCGCACGAGACGGCCTCGTATGTCGCCGGTCAGGTGTGGGCATTCAAGCCGCCCGACTTCTACCTGCTCGCCGAGGTCCGAGAACACCTCGATTTTATCGGCACTATCGCTGCCGTGCGCACGCTTTACGCTCGTTTCCCCGAGGCAAACGCGATCCTGATCGAGGATAAGGCGAACGGGCCTGCGGTAATCGAGACGCTCAAATCACAGATCCCGGGCATCATCGCGATTCTGCCCGACGGCTCCAAAATCGCGCGAGCCTACGCGACGCAACCGATCTTCGCTGCCGGCAATGTCTGGTTACCTGACCCATCGCTCGAGCCGTGGATCCTCGATTGGGTCATCGAGCACAAACGTTTCCCCCGTGGAGTCGCGAACGATCGAGTGGACGCGCAGACCCAGGCGCTAAGGTGGTGCCTCGCAGGCGGATTCGGCGACTATCTCGCCGGCCTCGACGCGCTCAGCGACCTCTGATCCGCAGCGGTTCCCTTTTCCCGACTGGCACAGTAGGCCGAGATCACTGGACAGGCGCGCGCAGTGACTATATGTGCCCGCATGTCGAGTCAGCACCGAGAGCAGATCGCGCAGTTTTTCGGCTTCGCACACCTGCCGCCCGAGCTGCGCGCAGTGAGTGAACCGTTCGGCGTGCTCGCGCAGCACATCATCGACACGTTGCCTCGCAACGCCGAGCGAACCGTCGCGCTGCGAAAGCTACTCGAGAGCAAAGATGCCGCCGTGCGCGCCAAGCTGTCGCGCGACCTCGAGCCGCTCGGCGCGCCAATCCTCGACGGCACTGCAAACAACGTCACGCGCGAGCTCGGCGAGAGCGAGAGATAGGGCAGCTGATCCATGGCACTCGACCTGCGGCTCGACAGTTGGGAAAACGCGATCACCGGCCTCGGCACGCTCCGAGACAAGCTGCGCGCGCACGTCCCGCGCATGTCGTCGCAGCTGCCCGATAGCGCGCTCGAGGCGCTGCACACCGACGACGACATATGCGCTCGGATTATCGAGCAGCTGCCCGGCGACGCGCTGCGCGCTGGATTCGGCGTCTCGCTGCCGGCCGACTCGATGGTAGACGCGTCGAGCAGCGCCAAGCAGATCGAAAAGCTACTCAACGCGCTCGGCGCCGATGCCGCGCTGCGCGAGGCCTGGATATGGGCGCGCCTCTACGGATTCGGCGCTGTGCTGCTCGGCGTCAATGACGGCCTGCCGCTCAATGAGCCGCTCGAGCTCGGCGCTGTGCGCTCGCTCTCGCACCTGACTGTCATCCGCCGCCCGCAGCTGCAGCAAGAGTCATACTATGAGGACATCGCAGCGCCGAACTACGGTCGCGTCGAGACCTATCGCATATCGACGCCGACGCTGCCCCGTGGTTCGGCGAACCGGCAGACCTCGACGAACAAGACGATCGACTACATCGTGCACGAGTCGCGCCTCCTAGCGTTTCGAGGCGCGCCGACGTCGCGATGGGGCCTGCAGTCTGCGAGTCAATGGGACGACTCGGTATTACAGCGTGTGTACCAAGCCGTGCAGGCGTCGTCGTCGTCGTGGATGAGCGCAGCGCACCTCATGACAGACGCGTCGCAAGGCGTATTGAAGATCAACAACTTTATGCAGCTGCTGACCAGCGCCGGCGAGGAAAAGCTGCGGCAGCGGATCCGGCTGATGGATCTGGGTCGCAGCGTTTGCCGCTCGCTGCTGATCGATGAGCGCGAGACTTTCGAGCGCACGCCGACACCGTTTACCGGTGTGCCCGAGTTGCTCGATCGCTTTATGATGCGCGTTGCGTCCGCTGCTGAGACGCCCGTTACAGTGTTGTTTGGACGCAGCCCCGCCGGACTCAATGCGACCGGCGAGAGCGACACTCGAGCCTGGTACGACAAGGTAGCGACGGAGCGCGCGCAGCGGCTCACGCCGCAGATCGATAAGCTCGTGCGCTGTGTGATGGCCATCGACGGAGGGCCGACGAAAGGCGTGATCGTCGATGAATTCGAGGTCACCTATCCGCCGCTGTGGCAACCGACGGCGAAGGAAAAAGCCGAGACTCTCAAGATCACGAGCGACGCGCTCGCTACGCTGGCAAACGCTCGGATCATCCAGCCCGAGGAGGCCGCGCTACACCTCGCGAAGTGCGGCGATTTAGACGAGCTCGACGTCGAGAGTCGCGAGGTCGCACTGCGTTACGAGCTCGAGCGCCTCGCCAACCCCGAGCCGGAGCCCGAGCCGAATCCGGAGCCGGAGCCGCCTGCCGTGCCGCCTGCGCCGCCTGCAGTGCCACCGCGTTACGACGCATGACGCTCGCAGCCCTCGCCGCTCGCCGACGCGTTGTGCGCATCGACGCTGCGATATCGCCGGTCATCTCGAGGCCGGCAGAGTTTCCGCGGCTGCCGTTGATCGGCTACCTCGCCGCGCTGCTCGGCGTAGGCAAACGAGTGCGCGAGACCATCTCGCAGCATGTCCTGCCCGAGCTGCCGACACTCGTCGCCGCTCGAGCGGCTGCGGCTCGAGCGGCTGCGCCTCGACGCGACGCTGCGCCGATGCGAGTCGCGATTGTCGGCGGGCCTCGAGCAGGCAAGACAACGCTCGCGCTAGGGCTGGGCTGGAAGCTCGCATTGCCTGTGCGGCATGCCGACGACCTGATCGCCCTCGGCTGGTCCGAGGCAAGCTCGAGGCTCGCGCACGAGATACTCGCAGCCGACGGCGGCGGCATCTTCGAGGGCGTGTCGATCGTGCGTGCGTTGCGTAAGGCTCTGGACGAGAGCCCGGGCAGACCAGTCGACGCGCTGGTCATCCTGCCCGAGGCGCGCGAGCCGCTCACGACCGAGCAGCGCGCTATGTGGCGGGCGCAGGGCACGCTGCTCGACGGCATCCTTTACGAGCTCGGGCGACGCGGTGTGCGTGTCGTGACGCCGCTCGACCCGGGCGCGCTCGACTACGTGCACGCGAACGTGCAGCCGCCCGAGGTCGCCTCTGCTCGCCGCGACTCGAGCGACGACGTGCTCGCAGCGGCATTCGCTCGAGCTCGAGCAGCGCTGCGCTACGACATTCGCGCCGACATCGTGCGCGCAGGCCTGCGGACGCTCGACTACGGTCGCGCCGAGCTCGAGCGCCAGATCGCCGCAGCGTTTCGCGTGCCGCGCTACACGCTGCAGCTCGAGCAGCTGCAGCGCCTCGACGGCCCGCCAGACTCTGACCCACTCGTCGCGATCAACGTGTTCGACGTCGAGGCCGGCCTCGGCGAGCACCTCGACAAGTTCGTGCGCGCGCAGACTATCCGCGTCCGCGACATGACCGACGCGACCTACAGCGCCGCGCAGGCCGCTGTGCGGCACGGCCTCGAGCAAGGTCTGCGACCCGACGCGCTCGCCGCGAAGCTTCTAAAGTCCGTCGATGGCATCTCGGAACAACAGGCCGTGATCATCGCGAACGATGCCGTCGGGAAATTTCACGCCGAGACAACCAAGGTCCGTCAAGAGGCGCTCGGGATCACACACTACGACTGGCACACCGCAGGCGACGTCAAGGTCAGGCCTGGACATCGCGCGCTCGAGGGCACGCGGCAAGCATGGGACTCGCCGCCTGTCGTCAATCCCAAGACAGGCAAGAGAGCTCACCCAGGTTACGACACCCACTACTACGCGTGCCGATGCGTCGCGCTGCCGGTCATCGATCCGGCGACGATCAGGCCGCCGCCTGATAGCCCATACGCGCGCCCGACCCGGCCTGCGCGACCGCAGCAGGCCTCGCTGCCGGGCATCCCGCCGCCGCCGCCGATCCGCTCGTCGCTGCCGACTGCCCCAGGCGCGCCGCTGCCGAGGTCGCCGAGCTCGCGCGCTGCCGAGGCCGTCGGCGGGCCCGCTCGAGCGCCTGCGCCGCTGCCGAGCTCGGGCAGGCCGCTCGGCGCGCCGACGATCACTCGAGGGCCGAACTACACCCTCACCACGGCAACAGCGCCGCCGAGCTCGGGCCCGATATCCGAGCTGATCGTTCGCGTACCGCGACCCGCACCGCCCGACGTGCCGAGCTCGAGGCCGGCGAGAATACCGGACCGGCAGCGCATCGCTGCCGACCTCGCACGCGGCGTAGAGGATATCGGCCTAGGCGTTGCCAAGGGCCCGATCGAGGGCAGCCTCGTGCGCGCGCCTGTGCAGGGCATGCTCGACGACATCGGATACCAGCGAGCAGGCCGCGCTGCGACCGCGACCTCGAATGCGATCCGCACCTTCGAGCCGACGGCTGCCGACGCTGCGAGCGGCATCGCTGCGACACGCAACGAGCACAGCGGCGCGCTGCGCATGGCCGTCGACACTGCCGTCGAGCTCACCCATGCAGCCGAGGCGCTATCGCTGCGCCAAGTGCCGACCGACAACGAGCTGCGGGCGCTCGCGACGCTCGTGCACGAGGAGGCGCACGCGTTCGGGCCCGCGCTCGAGTTCCACGGCACGAGCGGCACTCGGTTTCTGCTCTCCGAACTAACAACGGAGATCGCTGCGCGCGACGTGACGGCCGAGCTCGCCGGCCTGCCTCGACATCTGCGCGACCGACACCCTCTCGCGATGCCTGGCTTTCGAGGCAAGCCCGGCGACCTGCGCGGCAGTTTTTCGGTAGTGCGCTCGAGGCCGTTTGACGTTTACATCGCGGCGACGCAGCATGCGCTACGCGATGCAACTGCATGGAGTCCAGGTCAGGTTACAGACGCGCTTGTCGAGGCCTCGCATGCCTGGAAGCGATCCGCGCTGTCATTTCACAGCGAGCTCGAGGCGCGCACGCACTTCGCGAGCCTCGTGCCCGGCCTCGACGCCGAGCAGCAAGCAGCATTCGCAGAGTCGCTCGCCGACCGCGACGCGCTGCTCGAGCGCCATCACTACGACCTATTCGCCAAGCCGTAGGAGGGCACTGTGAGCGCACTGCATGTGTGGACAATCGTAGATCACGGCGAGCGGCACCACGTGATCGCTGCCTCTGCGCCCGACGCGCTCGCAGTGCTACACGAGCAAATGGGATGCGAAGCCGATCCCGGCGCCTCGTGTGTCGAGCTCTACAACGCCGCCGAGCTCACGATCCGCAATGATGATGGCGCGCGCGAGACCAGAACCTGCAGCGAATGGGTCGCCGCCAACGGCCGCGGAATGCTCGCGAGCACGTGCTTCTGATGGCAGACCTAAGCACAGCGCAGCGCCTCGCCGAGTCGCTCTACCCGTGGACCTATGACGGCGCGCTCCGAGTCGTGCAGGCCTACCTCGCAGACCCGCAGCACGGCGACGCGTCGCCCGAGCTCGTTTACGAGCTGGTGACAGGCTCGAGCATGCGCGAGGACGAGCTGCAGCGGTTCACGCCCGAGGTCGCTCGGCTGCGCGCCGAACACTTCGCCGCGCTCGGGCAGCCGCTGCCGCGCTGGCAGGGCTGGCCGATCATCTAAGAGAGCTCGTCTAGCAGCGTGTAGTCGACCCGCTTGTATGTGCGCCCGTCGGGCCCTCGAGCGCTCTCGATTGTAGCGAGCGCGCAGCGGCAGCGCTGGCACAGCTCGAGCCGCACGCCACCCTGCGCGGCGTAGGGCAGCCATGCATGCGCCGAGCCCCAAGGCTTGCACGGCGGCGCCTGCGGCGGGACCTCGACGTAGGCTCGACCACTCTGCCCGGTCTGCTCGCACACAGCGGAGACCTCGAGCAGACGCGTCGAGCGGCTGCCGTACGCTTGCACCTCGACATCGACGCGCGCGATCGCCATCGCAAGCGCGAGCTCGACCGCCTGGTCGCCGTTGTCTGCCTCTACATCGACGACCGTATACGGCTCGTCACCCTCACTCAGGATCCAATGCGCCATGGGTCACAACCTCCTATGCACTACTCGCTATAGCGCCGACTGCACACGCGCGTCAACGCACGCCGATCGCGTTGTATGCGCTGTGGATAACGGTTAACGCTCAGGCGGGCAGACCCGCTCGCTCGCTAGCCCTCTCGCTCACTCGACCGCTCGAGCACTCGACCACTGCGCCGGCCCAACCCCGGGCAGGCCTCGCCGAGGCCTCGGCGACCCTCTTTCGAGGTCGAAAAGCCGGAAGTCAGCACCAATTTGGGCGCTGAACGCCGCGCCAACCTTTGACCCACTCGCGCCCTCGCTCGCTCACTGGCGAGTGACCTTGACAGCCGCATACGGTGACTGTAGTGGCCGCCGTGCAGGTCACACGATACGACGCTGCCAAGCTCGGCAACACGCGGCGCACTCCGCAGGGTTTTTTGCGCGCGCCTGCCCGAGTCACTCGGACCGGTGTGCTCGTCTACCGGCGAGCCGACGGAACCGTAGTGCGCGAGCTGCGCCGGCCCGAGCACGTATTCGCTGCCGAGTCCGTTGCGACGCTCGCCGACGCGCCTGTGACTGACCTGCATCCGCGGGAAATGGTCACGGCCTCGAATGCCAAGGCGCTCTCCGTCGGGCACGTCTCGGGCACGAGCGCGCGCGCCGACGCTGGGCGCTACGTCGAGGCCGAGCTCGTCATCACAGACGCCCGCATGATCAAGGCCATCGAGGCCGGCGATCGACGCGAGGTCAGCTGCGGTTACAGCTGCGTGCTCGTAGACAAGCCCGGCGTCTACAACGGCGAGAAGTACGACGCCGAGCAGACCTCAATTACATACAACCATGTCGGTCTAGGGCCGCAGAAATGGGGCCGCGCTGGTTCCGAGGTCGCGCTGCGCCTCGACGGCAGCGCCGACGATCACGCGCTCCCCAATGACGCTGCACACGCTGTGCTGCGCGACGACGACGACGACAGCAAAGGACGACATATGGAACTAGTCACGATCCGACTCGACGGACTCGAGGCGCAGGTCACGCCGAGCGCAGCACAGATCGTGCAACGCACGCTCGAGCAGCGCGACACCAAACTCGCCGAGCAGACTGCACAGCTCACGGCGCTACAGCAGCGACACGACGCTCTGCGCGGCGAGCTCGACGCCTCGAAAGCGAAGCTCGCAGAGGCATCCGATCCCGAGCGTTTCGAGGCCTCTGTGCGCTCGCGCATGGCGCTGCTCGATCGCGTGCGACCTGTGCTCGGCGCCGAGGCCAAGCTCGACGGCCTCGCGCCTCGAGAGATCAAGCTGAAGGCGCTCGCCAAGCTGAAACCCGGCGCAGACTTCGCGAAGGAACCAGACGCATACATCGACGCTCGGCTCGACGGCGCGCTCGAGGCGCTCGATCAGCAGCCACCGAAGCGCGGAGTAAACGCCGACGACGTGCGGCGCAGCGTGCTCGGGCCTGCGCCGGCAGCGACCGTCGATGTGCGCGCGATCCTATCAGGGCAGCACCGAGTAGACGGCGGCGAGCCGACCAAGTTCGCGCCGCCTGCATGGCGCACCAAGCTCACCGTTTCGCGCGAGTAGGCCGCACCCACCCTCACACCTAACAAGCCAACACACAGCGACAGGCGGACACATGCAGCTCACCTATTCAGCGACGACACCGCTCGGCGTGCACGGGCAAAAGATCGAGGCATGGCCGAGCGCCATCGACACCGGACTCGCCTCGAGCGTGATCATTCCGGTCGGCACGATCGTCATGTGGGATATCGCCGCAGGCCGCGATCCGGCCTCGGTTAAGTGGGTCGTCGCGACCGCAGACGTGACGACTGTGCTCGGCGTGGCGGGCCTCGCGATGTGGGACCAGACCTATCCCGAGCCGCCCTATCGAGTCGGCTCGTCGCTGCCCGTCATGCGTAAGGGCCGCTTTGCGATCGCCGCAGAGACCGCGCTCGTTTCTCACACAGTGCCGTTCGTGCGGTTTGCGCCCGGCGCAGGCGGCACCGTGCTCGGCGCGTTGCGAGCCGATGCAGACACGGCGACCGCAGTCGCTGCGCCCTATCTGACTGTCGTTCAAGGCGCCGCCGCAGGCGGCATTTCGATCGTCGAGATCAACCTCTAACCGTTCACCCACTAGCGCGTTTATCGCTCGGAAAGCTCCCGAACCATGCCAGGCACATCCCTAGTTAATGCGCACGTGCTCGACCGGCTCGACGCGAATCTGCTCGAGCTGCAGCTCGCGCAGCTCGGGCAGCGGCTCGACGATCAGGCCTTCGCGAACATCGTGCTCGCGATGGCACACACGCGCGCGAGCGTGTACGGCCTCGAGCGCCTCGACGCGAACGAGACTGCATTGTTCGGGCGCGACCTCGAGTACATCTCGGCGCGCCTGCGCGACATTCACCGGCCCGAGCTCAAGTGGAGGCAGTTTGTCCCGGTCACAAGCGAGGCGCCTGCCGGCGCTGAGACGTGGTCTTACAAGATGTGGGATGCGGTCGGCATGGCTGAAATTGTCGCGAATTTCAGCGACGACATTCGCCGCGTAGGAGTGACCGCGCAGAAGTTCTCATACGACATCGCGAGCTGGGCACTCGGTTACGATTACACCGTGCTCGACATCGAGCGCGCGTCGATGGCAGGCGTCAACTATCAGAACCTGCAGGCCGACGCAGTGCGCCGCGGTTTCGAGCTGCGATTCGAGAAGCTCGCATCGCTCGGGCAGGTCGGCACGAACATCAAGGGGCTTTTGAATCACCCTAACGTGCCCGTGATCGCCGCGACCACTGTCGGCGCCGGCTCGGCGTGGGGCGCTGGCACGAAGACGCCAGACGACGTCCTGAAAGATATGATCGCCGCCGAAGACAGCATCGTCACGGCGACGCAAGGCGTCGAGTCGCCCGACACGCTGCTGCTACCGCTCGCGAAATTTCGCTACGTCCAGAACACGCCGCTCTATACCGGCGCAGGATCGGACCCGGAGGATACGATCCTGCGCGTCTACCTGCAGCGCAGCGCCTATGTGACTAACGTCGACTGGTGGCTGCCTCTCGCGCTCGCGAACAGCGGCGGCAACGGACCGCGCGCGCTGTGGTATCGGCGCGATCCTCGCTACGTGCATTTCGAGTTGACGATGCCGCCGCGAGAGCTGCCGCCGCAGCCGAAAAACCTCGCGCTGTCCGTCGAGTCATGGACTCGCGCAGGCGGAGTCTGCTGGGAGTATCCGCTCTCCGCTGTCTACATGGACGGCATCTAGACGCCAAACCCGCAACACCTAACAACACGCCGCAAGAGAGCTCTACAGCACCATGCCAGACGCAACAGTGACCAACGGGACAGCGCGCATTCTGTGGGTGCAGTCGCCGAGCAAGCTGCTCAAGTTTCCGCCGCTCGTGACCGTTGTCGTATCAGCAGAGGACGTCGAGCCGGTCGGATACGCGCTCGTCGGTCCGTTCGCGCCTTTCGTCGCCGACGGCAGCGTGACGTATTCGCTGCCAACGTTCGAGGATCATCGCAGCGATCCGCCGCCTGTCATCGAGTGCCCGGCGCCGACGCCTCCCACCGTGCCGACGCTGCCGCTGCCCGGCACTCCTATCGTCTCGCCGCTGCCCGAGCTGCCGGCGCCGACACCGCTGCCCGAGACGCCCGAGACGCCGCCGACGACTGCTCGCCGCCGCTAGGCCATGACCATCACCGTCCAACAGTTCTACGCGGAATTCCCCGAGTTCGCTCGAGTGAAGTACGAGCTAGTCGCCGCCAAGCTAGGCGACGCCGAGGCTCGCATCGCGCTCGACATCTCGGGCGCGAACCCCGTGAAGCTGCCGGACGGCACCAGCTACGACCCGACGCGCGACCTGTTTGTAAAGTACTTGACCGCAGCGACGCTCGCGCTCGCGCCCGTCGGAGAGTTCGCGCGCCTCGATCCAAGCAAGGAACCCGACGGCGCGCGCAGCATCTACGAGCGCACTTTCAACCAACTACAGGCCGCCTACAACGTGCTCGCGCTGGTGATATGACTGTCACCGACAAGGACATGGGATGGCAGGCGCTCGGCGAGCGCGTCGAGTCCATGAGCGACGGCAGCGCATACGTGCTCGTCGGCATACAGGGCAGCGAGGGCGACGCCGAGCACCGCGACGACGGCCTCACGAACCTAGCGCTCGGCACCATTCACGAGTTCGGCCTCGGCGTGCCTCGACGCTCGTTTATCCGCGACGCGATCGATCAGTACCAAAAGGAGCTCGCAGAAACCGCGTTCACGCTAGGTCGTCGCGTGCTGCTCGGCGAGGCCGATCCGCACGGACCGATCAGCGAGGCCTACGCACTGCAGATACTCGGGCAGGAGGCCGTGCGGCTCATTCAGCAGCGGATCACTGCGCATATCGATCCGCCGCTCTCGGAGTACACGAAGAAAAAGAAGGGCAGCGACACGCCGCTCGTGCAGTACGGAACGCTGCGCCGCAGCATCACTTACAAGCTCGGAGGCGCCGCGTAGTGGACTGGCAGGCCTTCGCCGATGGTATGAAGACTTGGATCGCGAACACGACGCGCATCCAGCTCGACGATATCTATTGGGAGGGCGAACCGCTCGGCGCGCAGGGTTACCCGAAAGCGCGCCTCAACCTGCTCGGCTCACCTGGTTACGGTATCAGCGACGTTGCACTCAACAGCGACGAAGTTCGCTATGTGTCGCAGGGCCCGGGGAAAGACGCGCTCGTGCGCATCGTCGGCAACCGCGCGATCACGCTGCAAACGATCGTGTTCACGCGTGACGGCACGCCATGGGGCCGAGCGTTTCGCTACCTCGAGCGGATGCGCGATGCGTTGTTTCTGCCGAGCACGCAGCAGCTATTCAGCGATCTAGGGTTTGGCCTCGACGGCCCGAGCATTCTCGTCGACCTGAATCACGTTTTCGACTTCCGAAAAGAGAGCAGCGCATCGCTCGAGCTGCGGCTGCTCTATGGCTACGACACGCTGTGCGAGTGCGGCGCCGACGACCTGCCGGCCGAGACCATCGGCACGATCGAACACGTGCGTGTGAGCGGCATCGTCGGCGCGCCTTTCAACCTCGACACCCAAACAATCATCGTGCCCGAGCGGCAGATCGACAAATAGAGGCCCATCAATGGCAGGATCAGAGATCGAGGTTATCGAGCACACTGTGAGCGTCGCCGACGCAACCGTGACGAAATTCGGTTTCGGCGTCCCCCTGATCGCGCTCAATCACACCTACTGGCCCGAGCGTGTCAGAACGTTCAATGACGCCTCGGACATGACCAAGGCGCCTTACAACGTCCCGACGACGTCGTCGCTGTATCTCGCCGCTCGACAGCTCAAGAGCCAGCAGCCCTCACCGCCGACCTTCAAGGTCGGACGCATGACGGCTGCATTCATGCAGACGTTTACGCTCACGCCGAGCGCGCCATCGGCTGCAAACGAGCACTACAAGATCACGATCGACGGCACAGCTGTCGACATCGTGCTCTCGCCGCCGAGCACCGCAGCCGACGTCGTGCTGCAGCTGGTCACCGCGATCAACGCGATCGTCGACGTGACAGCCACTGGCACCACTTCCGTCACTGTCACGAGCGACACGGCGAACGTCGTGCATGCTGTCGGCGGCATCTCGCCGAACCTCGCGCTCGCAGACACGACAGCCGCTGCTACGCCGACAGGCGCCATTGCCGCCGACCTCGCTGCGATCCGAGCCTTTGACGGCGACTGGTATGCGCTGGTGATGTTGATTCCTGGCACCTCTGCGGTCACTGCAGCCGCTGCATGGGCCGAGGCCGAGCGCTGCCTATACTTGTCCGCCACGGCGGCGAGTGACGTCCCGTCGAGCGCGACGAGCGACATCGCGAGCACGCTGCAGGCCGCGAAGTACTCGCGCACCTCGATATGGTGGCACCCCAACCCCACCGAATACCTCGACGCGTCTGTCTGCGGCGCGCTGCTGCCCAAGCTGCCCGGACCCATCACGTTTTCAAACAAGGGCCTCGCAGCGGTCACTATGGCTACGCCCGACGCGTCGCAGCGCGCCGCACTCAAGGGCAAGAGCGCCGACTGCTACATCAACATCAAGGGGCTTGGCTTCACGCTGTGGGGCTGGGCTGCGAGCGGTCGCTACCTCGACGTCACTGTCGCGATCGACTGGTTCGACGTCCAGATCGAAGATCGCATCGTCGCGCTGCTCAGAAACAACGACGTCGTGCCCTACACCGCATCGGGCATCGAGCTCGTACGGTCCGAGATTTACTCGCAGATACTCGAGGGCATTACGCGCGGCATCATCGACGGGCAGCAGCCATTCAGCGCGACCGCGCCTGCGCTTGCGACCATCGATCCGAACCTCAAGACGCAGCGCATTCTGCCCGACATGAAATACACGTACGTGCTCGCAGGCGCGATCCACAAGGTGCGTGTGGTCGGCATTGTCCAGGTCTAACCAGCTCGAGCCGAGAGGACACAACAGGTCATGGGCTTCAAATCCTGGAACATCAACGAGCTAACGATCAGCCTCAACACGACGATCCTGTCTACAGGCGGATACGCCGAAGACGAGGTAATGACCGTCGACTGGACGGAGGACTGGTTCACCAAATACGTGGGAGCGGACGGCGAGGTCACGAGAACGCGCACGAACAATTTCAGCGCGACCGTCACGCTCAAGTATGCGCAAACGGCCGACGCGAACACCGTGCTCAGCTCGCAGCTCTCGGTCGACATATCGACGCTAAACGGCGCAGCTGCCGGTGTGTTCACCGCGCGCGACAGCGGAGGCTTTCTCATTCTCACGAGTCCGCGCGCGTGGATCATCGCGCCGCCTGCCGTGCGGCTCGGAAAAACCGTGCAGGTCTACGAGTGGAAAATCGACCTCGCAGACGCTCGCACAAGCACATTCGGAGGCCGGTAATCCATGACTAGACCAGTGCGCGAGAAGACGATCGGCGAACACCGGTATCAGGTAACGCTGCTCGGCGCGAAGGCCGGCCGATCCATGCTCGTGCGCCTGACCAAACTGCTCGGGCCCGCTACGGCATCGTTCATCGAGGGCATGCTGCACGCCAAAGGAGACTTGACGGCCTCGCTCGCCATGGGTGCGGGCGATGCGATACGCGAGGTCACACAGCGGCTGTCAGACGCCGACCTGACCGCTATCAGTGACGAGCTATCCAAGCTAACGATCGTCGTGCTCGACGAACAGCGATCGATATCGCTCGACAAAATCTATGACGACCACTTCGCCGGCAGGTATGGCGACCTCGCCGCCTGGCTTGCCTTCGCATTGGAGGCAAATTTCTCGAGTTTTTTCGACGGCGCGCGCAGCGACTCGAGGCCGCTCGCGCAGCGCCTGCAGACGTTGATCGGGTTACTGTCGCAATCCCAAAACACATCGACTGGGACATCTGGCGGATCGTCTCAAGTGAGCGCATCGCCGCAGGCCTAGTCGAGGTCTGCGAGCAGTGGACGCTTGACGACCTCTACGACGCTCACGACGTGCTCGACCTCTACGACAACCTAGACCGCCAACAGGCACGACTCGCGAAGGAGCGTCACGCATGAGCGCAACAGTCCTTCGCGAGCTCGTCGCCAAGCTCGGGCTGACCGTCGATGAGGCCGCTTTTAAGAAGGCCGACGACGGCCTAAAGAAGGTAAAGAAAGGACTCGAGGACGTAAGCGCGACCGGCCGCGACGCTCGAGGCCGCTTCGTGCGAGGCGCGCGCGAGCAGGCGCAGGCGACAGAGCAGCACGTAACCAAGCAGGCAGCAGCAGTCCGCAGAGGCGCCAAGCAGGGCCCGTCGGCGGCAGATACGTTCGAGCGCTACCTCGGCGGCGCTGCGGTGTTCGCCGGCCTGAAGGCCATGACCGATATGGCCTCGGCGGCGAATGAGACCGAGAACGTGCTGCGCGAGCTATTCGGGCAGCCGGGAGTGGACCAGATAAAAGAGTGGTCGGACGCTACGAGCGTCACCCTCAACCGCAGCAAGTATCAGCTCCGCGAGTCCGCAGGCACGTTCGGCGCGCTACTGACACCGGTCACGAAAGACACCGACGCCGTGCGCCAAATGTCCGAGCAGCTCGCTGTGCTCGGCATCGACCTCGCGAGCTTCTACAACACGACCGACGAGGAGGCCATGTTAGCGCTGCGCTCGGCGCTGATCGGGCAGTCCGAGCCGCTGCTGAAATACGCGATCAACGTCCAAGACGCGACGCTGAAAGAGTACGCGCGCACGCACGGCATACACAAATCGATCGAGAAAATGACGCAGGCAGAGAAAACTCTGCTTCGCTTCAAGGTCATCCTCGAGCAGTCGACCAAGGCGACAGGCGACGCGACACGCACTGCCGGCGAGTATGCAAACGTGCTGCGAGGACTCGAGGCGCGCGTGAAAGAGCTCGCGACCGAGCTCGGCAAGCGTCTACTGCCTGCGCTAAAAGCTTTCTACAAGTGGACGACCGACATGCTCGGCTCGCTCGCGCGCCTCACAGATACGTCAAATCTGTTTCAAGGCTCGCTCGCTGCGCTGGGCATAGTCATCCTGCAGACATTCGGCGGCAAGCTGTGGGCACTGACTATGTTTGGCCTGAAATTAGGCCTCATCAGCGCTCTAATCGACGACATCATCAGCTTCGCGCAGGGCAATACCAGCCTGATCGGACGCTTTCTCAATGCGCTCGGCGGCGAGGGCACAAGCACAAAATGGCTCGAGGCCATCTCGCGCGCGCTGCGCGACATCAGACGCGACTGGCTGGCGCTAGTCGAGACGTTCCGCACTGCCAAGTGGTCGGAGACGTGGGACGACTTTGTAAACAAGCTCAAGCTGCTCGACACCGCGCTAGCTAAAGTCAGTTTCAATGCGAAGCGCTGGCTATTGGGCAAGGGCCCGAATGACCTGCTGCCCGGAGAAAACCGCGACAAAACAGGCTACCGCACGTATGCAGACCTCGACTCCGAGGAGGCGCAGCAAGACGCTGCCGACGCTGCCGACGCTTCCGGAAACCGCGCGCACTTCGACCGCGCTCGAGCCGGCCGACTGCTGCGCGAGGCGAATAAGATTTACGGCAACCTCGCAGCGCCTGCGCCCGGCGATCCAGAGCTCGCGCTCGACCTCGCCGGCGCGCAGATATCCGAGCCTGTCGACTCGGGCCCGAATATGTCCGTCGAGACCGGCGACGTGATAATCAACATGAGCCTACCGCAAGGCGCCAACCCCGACGACTACAGGCGCGCGATCCAAAGCTCGGCGGAAATGGAACGCAGGCGGACGCACGACGCCATCCGCCAAGCTGCCGGGAAGGTAAGGCGCTAGCATGGCCGATCGTCCGCCACCCTGGACTAACGTATCGCACCTGCGCATCGCCGCACTGTGGATCGACTGCAGCGTGCGAGAGCAGCACGTACAGGCCGCACAGTGTTCGCAGTTCGCCGTCGAGGAAGGGCCCGACATCACCGACCACGTGCGCGCGCAGCCCGACTCGCTGCGGCTCGAGGGCATCATCACGAACACGCCGATCGGAACGCGACCGGCCTATGACGGCGACCCGGGATCCGTCGAGACAACGCTGCAGCTGCGAACGGCCGACGGGCAGCCGATCAAGCGCAACGAGCACGTGGGCTGGCAGAGTCACGAGATCCTCGGCGGACCGACCGCAGGCTATTTCAGCCTGATACCGCTCATCGGCGCGACTACGCTGCCGTTCACTTCGCCGGACCAGTTGCCGCGAAAGAAATTGAACATGCTCGTCGCCGACTACGAGGTAAAAGAGGTCGGCTTGGCTGGCTACTCGTGGCAATACCTCGCCGAGACGAACCGAGTAGCCTTCGCGCACGACGCCATGCGCGCGACGTTCGTCGCCCGTAAAGCGATCACTGTCGTCACCGGCCTGCACGTCTACGAGAACGTTATCTTGACCGAGCTGAACATTCAGCGTGACGCCAGCAGCGGCGCCTCGCTGTTTTTCACCGCTGCCGGTCAGGTCATCCGCATTGTGAAATCGACGACAGGGCAGCCCGTCCCGTCGCAAGATCGCGCCATCCCGGCGACCAACAAAGGCGCACAGAACGCAGTGCCGACCAAGCCCGGCGAAGTGCCCGAGGCCGCGAAAGACAAGGCAAGCGCAGCCTCGCAAGCATTCGACTCCGCTGCCGGATGGTTCAACGGCAAGCCTGCACCACCTTCGCCGCCGGAGCCGTAAGCATGGCATCTATCCGCATCCCGACTACGCCCGACGTCGACACGACGATACGCGTGCAGCTCGACAGCACGAGCTACAGCATGCGGATCGTCTGGTCGCAGCGCGGCGAGTGCTTTCACCTGCATATCGCAGACACTGTCGGAGCACCCATCATCTCAGGACTGCGCATGGTCACGCTGTATCCGCTGCTGTGGCGCTTCCACTACATGCCGGCGCTGCCCGTAGGGGAGCTATGGTTCATCGACACGCGCGACGCACAGGCGAAGCCAACGCTCGCCGGCATGGGTGACAGGTTTCGACTGTACTACGTCACAGACGGGCAATGGTGAGCCGTGGCAACCGGCGCAGACATCGAGCTATTCGACCGACGCTACACGCTGCAGATCGAAGACATCGCGGTAGCGGGACTCAACATCACATTTACCGTCAAGCGCAGCCTCTCGGCGAAGGTCGCCGGACGCTGCGAGCTCGCCGTTTACAACCTGTCGAGCGAAACCCGCAAGCACCTGCATGCGATGCGTAACGTGTTTGTCTCGCTCGAGGCAGGCTATCGGGACGCGACCTCAGTGATCTTTCGCGGCGACCTAGTCGAGTCATGGAGCGCGCGCGAGGGCACAGAGTGGGTCACGACGATCACGAGCGACGACGGCGGCACCAAACGCCGCACCAAACGAGTGCAGAAAAACTACCTAAACGGGACGACTCTGCAGACCATTATTCGCGACCTCGCAGGTCAACTCGATGTGGGCCTCGGCAATACCAACGTGATCGCGCCGCTCGCGAAGTACTGGAAGACCAAACAGGCGACCGTTTCCAAGGGGTTTACGGCGAGCGGCGACGCCGTCTCGCAGCTCGACCGCATCTCGCGATCCTGCGGTCTGTCCTGGTCTATCCAAGATGGACAGCTGCAATTCATCGTCATCGGCGGCGCGACCACTGACCCGCCTGTGCGGCTCACGACGACCTCGGGACTCATCGAGTCGCCCGAGCTCGGCAAGGATCAGATCGTGAAATGCCGCGCGCTCATGATACCGGGACTCTACCCCGGCCGACCCGTCGAGCTCGAGTCGCGCTACACGAGCGGCATCTACAGGATCGAGACCGCCACCCATCAAGGCGAATCTGACAGCATTCACACGTGGCATGTCGAGCTCGAGCTGAAGGCGCTCGCGCGCTAGGCCATGTTGACGCGCGAGCGGCGTGCCTGTAGTGCCCGGCATGGCATCCGCTACACCGGACCTCGGCGACCTCCTGCGGCTGATCACCGAGTCCGCTCTCGGCGACCTGCGCGTCTGCATGCCCGGTCAGATCTCCGCGGTCTACAACGACAGCACGAGCCGCAATCAGTATGTGGACGTACGCCCGAGCCTGCGCGTAGTCCTGCAGACGGACGAGGACTCAGAGACGGCCGAGCCGTTCGTCGAAGAGGAGCTACCCACGATCCCCCGCGTGCCCGTAGCCTTCCCACAAGGCGGCGGATTCTCGATCAGCTGGCCGCTCGCCGTCGGCGACTTCGTGACGCTGGTTTTCGCTGACCGCAACATCGATCACTGGCTGGCGACTGCGGCGAAGGCCTCGGCGGCGACCACCTCGACCGGCGACCTCGGCACGCACCCACTCGACGGCGCGATCGCGCTGCCGCTCGGGCCCGCGCCAAACGCTAACCTACTCGTGACACCCTCGCCGACCGAGCTCGTCATCGGCTCGGAGAACGGTCTAGGCCTGCGGATCGGCTCGAGCCTGATCAAGCTCGGCGGATCCGATGCGACCGACTGGGTCGCCCTCGGAAACCTGGTCAACGCCCGCCTGACTGCCATTCACGACGATATAGCGACCCTAAAGACCGCGACCGCGACCGCCCTAGCCACCCTCGACACCGCTGCCGGCGCAGCCTCTGCCGTGCAGTTTGCCACCGACACGGCGACCATCCCGCAGACGTATCCGAGCGTCGCCTCGAGCATCCTACACGCCAAGTAGGCTAGACCACTCGACCGCTCGCGCACTAGCTAACTCACGCACGAGCACACTTGCGCGCTCGGCGTCGTGACTGTATTTGCGCCTGTGACTGACCTCGCGCTCGACCCGGTAACCGGCGACCTCGTGATCGAGGCCGGCGACTTCGCCCTCATTCGAGGGCCCGATGCCATCGCGCAGGACGCGAACCTACGCGTTGCCTTGTTCAAAGGCGAATGGCCGCTCGACCTGCGCGTAGGCATCGACTATCGCAGCCTGTTTTTCGACGTCAGACCGCCCGATGCAGTCGTGCGCGCTGTGTATGACCAAGTGCTCCGCGAGACTGCCGGAGTGCAGTCAGTGACTCGGCTCGTGCTCGACTACGAGAGAGGCTCGCGCACGCTCACGATACAAGCCACCGTACAGGCCGCCGACGGCTCGCTCGTGCCGATCTACCGCGACATCCTGCTCGAGCCCTCGACCGCGCCGGAGTCGCAAGCATCGAGCACGCAGCTCGGCTCGAGCTCGACGGCGAGAACGTTTCTCGCTGGAGCCACACCATGACCGCAGGTCTGACGCCGCTCGGGTTCACGCCGAAAACTGTCGCCGAGATTATCGCCGAGCTGCAGCAAGCACAGCGCAGCACCATCGACGGCACCCTCAACACGAGCAGCACAGGCGTCATTGCCAACTTGAATATGGCTTTCGCACTGCAGCTCGGCGCTGTGTGGGAAATGCTCGCCGAGATATACGACGCGCACGACCCGGCGACAGCCGAGGGCATCGCAGCCGATCACACCGGCGCACTGCTCGGCATTCCGCGCCTGCCGGCGACGAAGGCAACCGTGTCGCTGCAGCTCACGCTCGCGCCTCTTACAGTCGTGCCGACGGGCAGCGTAGTTAGTGACCCACTGCGACCCACAGTGCGATTTGTCACGACGCAGGATGCGATCACGAGCCTAGTCGGAGGCCTCGTGCTCGCGACTGCAGCCGCCGAGACGGCAGGCGCGCTCATCGTGCCCGCTCTCACGCTGACCAAGATCGAAAGCCCCGTGAGCGGCTGGACAGCCGTCACGAACCCGCTCGCAGGCGTGCCCGGCACGGATATCGAAAGTGACGAGGCCTATCGACTGCGGCAGCAGCAGCTGCGAGCGGCGACGCAAGGCTCGACGCTCGACGGCATCGTCGCCGATGTGCGGCGCCTGAATGGCGTGATCACAGCGGCAGGTTACGAGAACGTGACCGACACCATCGACGCGAACGGCCTGCCGCCGCACAGCTTCGAGGTCGTAGTCAGCGGCGGCACCGACAGTGCGATCGCAACGAGCATATGGGCCAATAAGCCGGCAGGCATCGAGACGCACGGGACCTCGAGCGCGCCCGTCACAGACAGCGAGGGCATCGTTCATACCGTCCGATTCTCGCGCCCGTCTCTCAAGGTCATCAATGTCAACTATCGCGCCGAGGTCACATCGAACTATGTGCCCACCGCGATCCGCTCCAAGCTGCAGATCGCCAGCATCGACCCGGCCTCGCCGATGCACTTTCAGATCGGCAAGCCGGTCTACCTCGTGCGCATGCTCAAGGTCGCCGACGACGAGTCAATCGGCGTGATCAACGTCTCGCTCGACGCCGCAGTCGCGCCGACGCTGCCGCCCGATGCCATCCCGACCGCGCCCGACAACACGCTCGCCATGGGCCCGCGCGACCTCGCGACGCTCGTCGGCGCCAACTGGGTGGGCCCGTGACCCTCGCGCATAACACGACCGTCATCGCGCAGGGCCTATCGCTGCCGATCTACGACCTGCGGCGCCCGATATTCAACGGCCTACTGCAGACCTACCTCGTGCAGATTCAAGAGCTCGAGGACGCCGCATGGTCGGTCTACATCGGGACCATGCTGCCCGCAGCCGTCGGCGACGCGCTCGACATGCTCGGCGCGCTCGTCGGGCAGCCGAGAGGCGGACGCGACGACGCAACCTATAAGCTGTGGATCACCGCTCGAGCGCGCCTCGCGACCTCGAGCGGCAGGCCGCAAGACCTGATCGCAGTCGTGCGCGCAGTGCTGCCGCTCACGGTTACGATCACCCTGATCGAGTACTTCCCCGGCGACGTCTCGCTCGACCTATCCGGCATCGTCGACGCGCAGACCGCGCTGCAGATCGCCGACATGCTGCAGGAGGCGAAGGCCGCAGGCGTACGGATCGACATGCTCTACAGCTCGTCGGCAGCTGGCGAGAATTTCTCGTTCGGCAGCGCGGCATCAACGCCCGACATCGACGTCAATCGCGGCTTCGCAGACGCAGCGCAAACCACAGGCGGCAAGCTCACCGGAGTCATTTAGACATGCCGACAATCACGCTCACTTTCGATCAGGCAGGCGCAGGCATCCCGGCAGGCTCCGTCGACAGAGGTCGAACGGATATCAAGAGCACAGGCGCGATCGCCGCGACGCGCGCGTATCCGGTCACGATTACGATCGGCAACATCCCGCCGACCTCGACGATCGACGTGCTGCTGCTCGACGAACCGCCGAACAGCAACCCGCTACTCACGCAGCTTTCGTCCGAGACTTGGACGCTAGAATTTGACGTCGGTTGTTGGGGACCGTTCCGCGTGCGAGTCACGGCGACGATCAACGATGCTGTCGTAGCGTCTGTAACGCGCCGCATATCGATCCGCTCGCCGGGTTATCACATCGCATATCCGGCGCTGTCCGAGCGCACAGACCCGAACGCGACCGCTGTGCCGACGACGCCGAGCGTCGAGATCACAGAGATGAATGAGGGCAGCACCAATCGCCCGATCGTTGACTTCCACCGCGAGTTAGTCGAGGCGCTCGAGGGTACGAGCGGCGGCGGCGGCGGAGTCATCCCGGACGGCTCGATCACAGAGGATAAGCTCGCGCCCGAGCTGTCCGACAATCTGCTGCGCGCCGACGGCTCGATCCCTTTCACAGGCAGCCAGGATGCAGCCGGGCATACGATCGCGAACCTCGGCGCGCCTGTGGCCGCCGGCGACGCTGTGCCGCTCGGCACCCTGCTCGCCGCAGTCAATCGAGCAGGCACGCGATCGCCCTGTCGGCTCGTCGCTACCACGCCCGTCACGGCCTCGAATACACAGGTCATCGACACAAAATCGACGGTCAACGCCGACCGCGTGCTGCTCACAGCGCAGGCCTCGCCGGCCGACAATGGCATCTACGTCGCCAGCGATGCCGGCGCATGGGTGCGTGCCGTCGATGCCGATGCGACGGCCGAGCTACTGCCCGGCATGGTCGTATTTGTGACCGACGGCGCCGAGTACGCCGAGAGTGGGTGGATCCTCGCGACCGATCCGCCGCTCGCGCTCGGGACCTCTGCGCTCACGTTTACGCGCTTCACCGGCGCAGCGCAGCTCGTCGCCGGCGCAGGCCTCGTCAAAACTGGAAACGTCGTCGACGTCGTCGGACACGCCGACGGCTCGATAGTCGCGTCTGCAGACGCCGTGCAGGTCGGAACGCTCGCAGCCGATGCACAGCACGGCGCGCGAGGCGGAGGCTCGCAGCACGCCGCAGCGACGCCAGCGGTCGCAGGGTTTCTCAGTGCGGCCGACAAAACTCGGCTCGACGGCATGGCGACCGGCGCTGCCGCGCTCGCGAGCTCGGCGCCGGCGAACGTCGGCGCTGCCGCAGCCGTCGGCGTAGGCACGACAGCCGCTCGAGCCGATCACGTGCACTCGCACGGCGCGCAGACCGACGGCGCGCAGCACGCCGCAGCGACGACTGCGGTCGCAGGGTTTCTCAGTACCAGCGACAAAACTCGGCTCGACTCGATGGCGACCGACGCTGCCGCGCTCACGAGCACCGCGCCGCCTGCCGTAGCTTTCTCGAGTGCCGTCGGCGCCGGCACGACAGCCGCTCGAGGCGACCACACGCACGCGCACGGCGCGCAGACCGACGGGACGCTGCACGCTGCGGCGAGCACGACAGTCGCCGGATTCATCAGTGCAGCCGACAAAACTCGGCTCGACGGCATGGCGACCGGCGCTGCCGCGCTCACGAACACGACACCGGCGAGCGTCGGCGCGACTACGGCGGTCGTCGGCGTAGGCACCGCAGCCGCGCGCGACGATCACACGCACGCCGTGTTAGTCAGCACTGCTGTCACGCTCGGCATAGGCGGCGCGAACAGCGCGGGATCTGGCACCGGCCTCGCGCGCGCAAACCACGTGCACCAATTGCCGGCACTCGCGACGACGAGTGTCGACGGCTTCATGGCTGCGACCGACAAGACGCGCCTCGATGGCATGGCGACCGGCGCTGCCGCGCTGACCTCGACAGCGCCCGTCAATGTCGACAGCGGCGCGTCCGCGGTCGGAGTCGCGACCACTGCCGCGCGACAGGACCATAAGCACACAGTCTCTATCAATGCGCCTATCGCCCTCGCCATCGGCGGCGCGAACGTGCAAGGCTCAAACGCTAGCCTCGCGCGCAGCGATCATCAGCACGCCATGCCGGCACTCGCGACGACGAGTGTCGACGGCTTCATGGCTGCGACCGACAAAACGCGCCTCGACGGCATGGCGACCGGCGCTGCCGCGCTCGGCTCATCGGTGGCTAGCATTGTCGACACTGCCGCAGGCGACGCGGGAACCGGGATCACGGCCTCGCGCATCGATCACAGGCATCAAGTCCGCGTAGGCTCCCCGAGCGCGCTCACTGTCGGCGCTGCCGCTGCCGACGGCTCGAGCAGCTCGCTCGTGCGCGCCGATCACGTGCACGCTATGCCAGGCCTCGCGACCGGCGCAGCCAATGGCTTCATGGTCGCCGCCGACAAAACAAAGCTCGACGGCATCGAGGCCGGCGCGCAGGTCGTCACTTTCTCGCGCGTGCAGGTCGCGCTCGGCGCAGCGACCTCTGCAGTCGGATTCAATGCGCAGCGTATTTCGGGAGTCGCCGACCCGACAGCCGCGCAGGACGTCGCGACGAAAGCGTACACGGACGCGATCGCGCAAGGACTCGACATCAAACAATCGTGCAGGCTCGTCGCCACGAGCAACGTATCGGCGCTCACAGGCGCAGTGGTAATCGACGGCGTTACAACCGCGACCGACCGCGTGCTGCTCACCGCGCAGTCAGCACCGGCAGCGAACGGAATCTACCTAACCAACCCGGCCGGCGCATGGGCCCGCGCAGCAGACGCCGACGTATCCGCAGACGTCACTGCCGGCATGTACACATTTATCGTCGAGGGCACGGCGAACGCTGACAGCGGCTGGGCATTGATCACGCCCGATCCGATCGTACTCGGAACAACCGCGCTAACGTTCGCGCAGGTCACAGGCGCCGGGCAGATCACGGCGGGCGCCGGCATGGTCAAGAGCGGCAACACATTGAACGTCGTCGCGAACGCCGACGCGTCGATCGTGGTCGCCGCCGACGACATCAAAGTCGGCGTCCTAGCGACCGATGCGCAGCACGGCACTCGAGGCGGCGGCACGTTGCACGCTACGGTCATCGCTGCCGGCGCTGCCGGATTCATGAGCGGCGCCGACAAAACTCGGCTCGACGGCATGACAACGGGAGCGACTAACACGCCGCTCGCGAGCTCGGCATCGCCGAACGTGACAGCCGCAGCCGCAGCCGTCGGCGTTGCGACCACTGCCGCGCGACAGGACCACACGCACCAAGCCACGAGCGGCACGCCCGTCGCTCTCACGCTCGCAGGCACGACCGCTGCCGGATCTGCTACGTCGCTCGCGCTGTCCGACCACGTGCATGCGCTGCCGGCGACGGCTGCGCCTGCTGCGCTCACTGTCGGCGCAGCGAGCTCGGCAGGTGTTGCCGTCACGCTGCCGCGCTCCGACCACGTGCACGCTATGCCGGCAGCGGGCACGCCCGTCGCACTCACGCTCGCCGGCAGCAACTCGGCAGGCTCGGCGGCGACGCTAGCAGTCAGCGACCACGTGCATGCGCTGCCGGCGACGGCTGCGCCTGCCGCGCTGACTGTCGGCGCGGCGAGCTCGGCGGGAGTCGCCGTCACGCTGCCGCGCTCCGATCACGTGCACGCGATGCCAGGCCTCGCGAGTGGTGCAGGCGACGGCTTCATGCTCGCCGCCGACAAAACAAAGCTCGACGGCATCGCAACCAGTGCTGCAGCGCTCGCGAGCGCTGCGCCTGCGAATGTCGGGACCGCTGCGGTCGTCGGCGTAGGAACGACAGCCGCTCGCGCCGATCACGTGCACTCGCACGGTGTGATAACCGGTGGACACGTGGACGCTACGAGCGGCGCCTCGGGATTCATGCCAGGCGCCGACAAGGGCGCGCTCGACGCGATCACGACAGGCGCAACAGTCACGATCAATGCACTCGTCGCGACCGCGACCACGCTGCCGGCCTACAACGCGACCACGATCAGCACGAACCAGCCTCGCCTTACAGCAACGGCGAACGGCGCGCTCACCGTCGACGGCATCGCAGTCGCGGCGAACAATCTAGTGCTGGTCCTGTTCGAGTCTGCGGCAAACTGCGGACTCTACAAGGTCATCGCCCCGGGCACCGTCGGCACACCGTGGCAACTAGACCTAGTCCTATCCGCAGCCTACCTCGGCACGTATGTCGGCCTGTTCAACGGCGCGACGATCGTCGTGCGCACCGGCCCAACTGGCTACGCCTATTGCAACCGGCAATTCCGAGCCGTCTCGTCATCGTCTGGTCTGTTCGTCGAGATTCCAGGCCCGCCGCAAATATGGCCTCGCGATACGGTCGCGCCGACGACCATCTATCCGGGATGGGTCTATAACATCACATCGCTTGTCGCAGGCGCGAACGCAAACCTCACACTCGTTTCGCCGCCTGGTTCCGAGCAGGTATTGCGCGGCGTCGTGTTCGGCCTGGAGGTCGAGACAGCAAACACGTTCACCGTCACGATCACGCCGACATCACCTAGCCACATTCAGCCGCCATACACCGCAGGCGGGCAGTGGCCAACGAGCGCGACTTTCCTGCCGGTCACTAACAGCCTGATCGAGTGGGTGTGCGGACGCGGTAACAGCTCCTACAACCCCGATTCGCCCTACTGGAAACCGATCGTGTATGCCGGCCTCGCTGCGTCGACACTCTCCGTCGATGCCTCGACAATGGTCCGCCTGCAGGGCAGCGCGCCCGCAGCCGGCTCGGCACTCATCGCCACCAGTGCAACCGCGATGGCATTCAGCGCCCCAGGTTTGCCCGCAGCGCTGACCGTCGGCGGCGCACAGGCAGGCGGAGTCGCGAACACGCACGCGCGATCAGACCATGCACACGCGATGCCTGCGGTCGCTACGCCGAGCGTCTCGGGTTTCCTATCCGCTGCGGACAAAACAGCGCTCGACCTACTCGTCGCGACGCAGGACGCGCCGTTTATCGTCGAGACCAATCCCGGATCGCTGCTGTATGCAGACGAGTTTGCGCCTGGTTCGAGTCCGGACCTCGCGACACTTGGCTACACGTGCAAGAACGCATCGACAGGCGCGACAATGACGCGCGCAGGCAATGTCAACTTCGCAACTACGCCGGCGCTCACCTCGACGCAATACAACTCGACCATCATCGGATCCTGGTTGTATCTGCAGACGGGCGCGCTCATGACCGTTACCAAGACCATGTCCGCGCCTTTTGGCTGCATCGCCGTCCGAGCTGTGCCGAGTAACGTCGTCGTGAACACGTCGCAGCGCTGCGGCGTGTTTGTTGCCGACGGCAACACATACAGCACATCAAAGAAGGTTATGGCCGGATTTGTCGATGGATCGGCCTCGACGCCAATCGTCGGCGGATCATCGCAGACCGGCACAGGCGCCATTTCGTCGACAGGCAACGCGCCGGTTACGTCTAACGACGACGCCGACGTGTTCGTGCTCTCCAAGGGCACAGTGACGAGCGAGTGGGGCATGTCAATTCGCAAGGCCATCATGCCCGCTGTGGTGGTGGAGTTTTGGTATCTGACGCCAGCGATCGCAGACACCGCGACAACATTCGGATTCATCGTGCACAGCGGCAACACCGGCGCAGGTCAAAGGCACGTCGCTATCGACTACCTGCGACGCTACCCCGCAAATACGTTTTTCGGATACTAGGCGCACCACATGCCGCAGCGACCCACGAGCGTTTCAATCGGCATAATGGCAGTCGAGTCGCGTCGAGAGCACTTCGCGCGACTCGCAGCGCGCATCGGCGGCAGCGTGCATGTGTACGTCGACGATCCCCCGCGTGGCTGCTGGCATGGGTGGCGCTCGACATGGGAACTGTGCGCCCGCAGCGAGCTCGACGCGACCCACATCGCGATACTCGCCGACGACATCGCTGTGTGTGCCGACTTCCGCGCGACGCTCGACGCGCTCGTCGCAGCACGTCCCGAGAGCATCGTCGCTGGCTGGCTGCCGCGCGACCAAGTCAGCATCGCGCACGCTGCCGGCCTGCGATGGGCCTCGACCCGTAGCCTGCACTTTGTGCAGTGTCTCGCGATGCCGCGCGAGCTCGGCGATCGCGCGATCAGCTGGATTGCAGCGCGCGAGGCGCAGCTCGGCGACCTGTGGCACACGTGGGACGATGAGCGGCTGCGCGCTTTTGCGCTCGCGCACGGCCTCGATAGCTACGTCCCCGTGCCGAATATCTGCGACCATCTCGGCGGAGACGGCACGATCGCGTCGACGTTCGGGCACTACTTTGCGCCGGAGTCCGCGCGCGCGCGCGCATGGCTCGGCGAGCATGGCCTCGGCGCCGGCCTCGACTGGTCCGACCTGCGCGCCATCGGCGATCAGGACGTGCACCCATATCGCGCACCGAGGATACTACTCACGCCGTACAATCGACGCACAGAGGAGCCGCCGCCATGAGCTGCTTTGGCAACCCAAGCACAATCGACCTCGGATACCGTTTCGCCGATCGCATGGTCGGCTCGACGCGCGAGGCCTACGTATGGCGCGCCGAGTGGTACATGCGCCCGATCGACTTCACAAACGCGGTCGTAACATTCAGCATGACCAACGCGCTGACCGGCGAGATCAAACTCGCCGGAGGCGCCGGCGCAGGCAACGCAGATGGCGTCGTCACCTATCAGCCCGCCGCCTGGAACGTCGACGTAGCAGGCATCTACCTCTGCCAATTCGTCGCGACCTACGGCGGCGCCATCTACCGCAGCCCAACGCTGCAGGCCAGCATCCTACGCAACCCGACCGACCCGCCCGCGATGCTGGTTCCGACGCCTACGCCCTACTAGAGCGTCGGCGATATAGGCTGCAGTGTAGTCGCCGCGCTCACAGGTCACCACATGGCGCAGAGCCTAATGTGAGACCTAGACGCGGCAGCTCGAGCGGCGTAATGCTCGGGCGATGCAGGAGTCCCATCCCACTTATCGCGAGGCCGACGCCGCGCTGCGCGCTGCAGGCTATCGCTACGATGTGATCGGCGGCATGTGGCGAGGGCACCGAGGCCGCACGGCGACGATCCTGCGCGAGCATGGGAACGGCGGCAGGCCGCGCTACGTCGTGACCTACAGCCCCAGCCTCGAGCTCGTCGCGGCGAGCCGCAGCGCCTCGAGCACCTCGAGCGACGCGCAGCCGTAGTCGACCACGCACGAGCCGCCGGGACCGACTGAGCCTGCGGCGAGCGTCGGTCGGTATCCGCGCGCCGAGGGCATGCGCCCGAGTAGGACCCAGCGCCGCTGTATTCTGCCGTCGGGCAGGCGCCGAGCGTACGCGTCGAGCTGCGCGCAGCGCCCATGCGGCAGCGTGACGTGGAACGCCGACACCGCGCCCACGCCCGCCCTACCCTACCAGCGGCAGCGCGAGCTGCCCGCCCTCGAGCTCGGGCGATGCAGACCGACGCGCCTTGACCATCGGTCGCAGCGGCAGCCGCTCGGCGCCCGTAGCGAGCACGATCGCCCACAGGCGCGCGCGCAGACGCTGCCCCGGCGACCTTACGCCGCGCTCATACATACCCAGCGTGTCGACCGAGCAATCGGCGAGCTGCGCGAGGTCGCCGAGGCTCATCGGCCGACCGCTAGCGTGCCGTTGCGCCTGCCGCCATCGCCGCAGCTCTAGCCCCTCACCTCGCGCGCCTCGCGCCTCGAGCGCCTTGATCGACAGTTCCATCGCAACACCTCACTCGCTCACACACTCGGCGGCGAGCGGTCTAGCCCACTCGCACACTCGCAACCTAGCACGCAGCGCGCACCATTGCCGGCGCTATACGCTGCCCGATAGCGTCTCGAGGCCGCAGGCGGCGCTGCCGGCCTCGAGCTGCCCGAGGCCTAGACCTTGCGACCATCGCGCCGCAGGTAGGCCTGCACCGCGTAGGCAAGCTCGGCGGCGAGCGTGCGACCGCTGCGCTCGGCGAGCGCCTCGAGCTCGACGCGCTGCTCGTCGGTCAAGAGTGACTCGACGCCGCCGAGGTATGCATCGACGGCGCGCCCGATGGTTGAGGACAGTTCCTGCCGCTGCTCGAAACCATACCGGCGCAGCCGCTCGCCGAGCTCGCGCGGCAGGTAGGCCGTAAACCTGTCGAGCTCGTCGCCGCGCTCGCGATGCACGAGGCCTCTCGCGCTACCCTTGGCGCCGCGATGCGCAGGCGCCGGCTTGTTCGCCGCGGCATCCGGCGACGTGCCCGGGATAAACGTTTGAACCGATCGCGAGGCCGTGCCCCGCCCTCGTAGAGTCGCCTTTGCCGCCTTGCCTGCACTCATGCCCGTTTCCTCCGTTTCTGGTCCATTGCCGGGATGCCGCCGCCCGAGACCGCTTCGAGCTCGAGCGCGAGATCCCGCACCTCCGTCGCAGCGAGTCCCCAATTCCGATAGGTCGTCACGCCGAGGCCGGCCGACGTTGCCCGGCCGAAATCCTCGCGCGCGCCAAGCTGCGCCGCGAGCAGCGGCAACTCGGACTCTGCGAGCGCCTCGTCAGCGTCACGCGCCGCGACCGTTTGCCGATCGACCTTGTTACGCAACACCGACGCGATCAGCGCAGGCCGCTTCGAGCGCTGCTCGAGGCGCACGAGCTCGAGCATGGGCACGAGCCCCCACAGATCGGCGGCATGCGGGCCCGTCGGCAGCACCGCCTGATCGGCGATCGCGATCGCCGCCTGCTGCACGTCCGCATTCGACGGAGGCGTATCGAGCAGGCAGACGTCGAAACCCTCGGCGAGCGTCGGCACGACGCGCCGAATAAGCGCGGCTGTCTGCTCGTCGCTCGACTGCCGCGAGGCCCGCCGACCCGACGGCGCGCTGTCCAGGTGGACGACCTGCAGCCGCTCATCGTGCTCGGCGCGCTCCGTCCGCACGTCAAACCACGTGCGCAGCGTACCCTGCGGATCGGCATCGACGATCAGCACGGCGAGGCCTATGCGATGCCACTCGACGGCGAGAGAGATCGCCGTTGTAGACTTGCCGACGCCGCCCTTCGCGCCGACCACAGCGACAATCCAGGCTCGCTTACGCATCGCTCGCCGCCGCTCGCTCGACCGCCGCGCTGCCGTACGCCCACAGGCCGCCCGGCTGCGACCGGCACACCGCCTGTAAGGCTTGGTTGCCGACGACCTGACCCGCCATGCTTTCGGCGTAGGCCGCCGTCACGTCGTGATCACTCGACACGGCGACGAGTCGCCCGTCGCTAAACAGCCTGTAATACGTGACCTCGTAGACCCCCCATGGGAGGCCGTCCGCCGAGTACCGAACGATCGCCATAACTGCAGCTCCTGTGTGCGGTGTGCGTCTCGAGGCTAGAGCCTACGCGCTATAGCGTCCAGACGTCAAGCTAGCGCGCGTGCGAGTGGTCTAGCGTGCTAGGGCACAAGAGCACCGATGCACTAGTCGACAGATCCCCCGATGGGGTATACGGATAAAAGTAGACGTAAACCAGTTGACGTCAAGACGGCTGCGAGATAGCTTCTAGTCATCGAGCAAGGCGCTCGGACGAAAGCAGTAAAGCGAATGACCTACACCGCAAAACAGATTCAGACCGCAGGCATCGAGCTCGCACTCGGGCACCACACCGCACGGCAGCTCGCGTACTACGGCAAGGCGCGCCAATGGTTCGGATACTGCGCCGGCACTGCATGGATGGTCGCGCAGCTGCAGCTCGCCATGATCGAGTTCTACCCCGCGAAGTGGTGAGACGTTCGCGGTGTGCGGCGACATCGGTCGCCGCTATCCGCGAGCGCCTCGCGCTCGACGTCACGACAAACAGCCCCCGCCGCTCCGAACGGCGAGGGCCCGAACACAGTGAGAGCAAGTCACCATGTCCACCACGAACGATACCACTGACCACAACCCAATGACACGACCGCTCGCAGCGCTGCTGATCGCTGCGCTCGCCATGCACGCAGCAGCCGAGGAGGCTTGGCACGAGTGCGATTGCACAGCACTCGGCGGAGACCAGGAGTGCGACCACTACCTCGAGTTGTGCGCACAAGACGCCGCACTCGACGCCGCACGCGCGCACGTCATCGAGGCCGGCGAGGTCCGCGACTGGAAGGTATCCCTAGGCAGCTCGGGCAACACAGACACCGCTTACGTCCAAGCCGAAAACATCGACGGCGCGCTCGCGCGCGTGAAGGCTCGGCTGTCGCTCGCAGACTACGTTTCGCCCGGCGAAAGCTGGGTCAAGCTCTGGTTCTACTGCGACCTAACGCACGAGACCGCCGCACGCATCGTGTGGATCGGCGGGCAAGCAAACTAACACCATGCGCGCGAGCGTCGCCGACGGCCTCGAGCTGCCGGCGACGCTCGTGCACCCACGAGAGCGAACCATGCCCAACAAACGCAAACCAAAGTCAGACGCCGCACGCGCGCGCACGCTACTCGACAAAGGCCTCGCACCGTCCGAGGTCGCTCGCAAGCTCGGCACGTCACGACAGGCCGTGCACCTTGCAGACGCCAGACGTAAACGGGTCGGACGCCCGCAGCTCGAGCTCGAGCGGCGCCGCGTCACAATCTCAGTGTCGCCCGAGACCGACGAATGGCTGCGCGCCGAGGCCGACCGAGACGGCTGCTCGCTCGGCGACGTCGTCGAGGGCGCGAGGCTCGCGATCACAGCAGCCGACACCGGCGAAGATCCTGCGCTCGCGCGCATGCTGCACAAGATCGCCGACGTCGAGCTGCGCGGAGACGCCTCCTACATCCTGCAGGCGCTCGCGCGCAACCTATACGCCGACGCGCGCAGCATGCGCGAGTCATTTCCCGAGCTCGCCGTCGGGCACGGCGAGCGCGCTGCCGCGCTGTCATTGGCCGTTCGCGTGCTGCTCGACGTCGAGCTCGCCGAAGACTTCGACTTGTGCGCCGCACACGCTCGAGCTACGCGCCGAACCCCAACCGGCGATCAGACCTACGCCGCAACAATCGCACGCACCGACGCGGTACTGCAGCGCGCAGCCGCCAAGCACGAAGCAGACGCGCGCGAGGCCGATCGCGACCCGACTAGCTCGGCGTTTACGCCCGACTACCATCGCGACCGCGCGAGCGAGCTGCATGCGAAATACGGAACCCTCGACCCACAGGACCCAACATGACGACGACGCAAACACGAGTATCAATTGGCGGCATCGACCTAACCACCGAGGCAGCCGACGTCATCACAGCCGCGGGGCTGTCGGCGCGCGAAGTGCAGGCCGACCTCGCGCAGCTGATCAGCGGCGCGACCACCGAGGCGCAGCTGCTCGAGGAATGCCTCGACGGAGCCGACCCTGGATACACGCAGGGCTGGCGAGACTACGTCGACGACCTCAGCCGCGCGCTCTGCGACCGCAGGCAGCTCGCCGCGCACTTCGCGCGAGAGAAGGCTCGGAAGGACCACAGCGCAAACGCCGTCGGCGCCATGCGTCCCGAGCTCGACGCCGACGTCGATGCGATATGGTCGGACGAATACGACGCCGACCTCGCGCGCTACCTCGAATGCGACGTAGCCCAACTCACAGAGCCCGAGCTCACGGCAGCTCACAAGCATTACGCCGCCGCGCTCGTGTTCTTGCGGTCGCACCGCTGACCCGGTTAGGATCCTCGACGGTCGGCTCGTTTCCCGCTTGCGAAGGCGGGCCCCATTGAAGCGAACCCAAGGCGCTAGCGGTAGAACCGGGGTTTCGATTGCGAGCCGACCACCCTACAATCTAGGCGGGCCCGCGACTCTCACGAGGTAGGGCCCGGTCTGGTTACTCTCCTCTCGAGGGCCCGCTCGCTGTCCAAGGCACCGGCGATCGGGCCCTCACTCTCTCAACCTTTAGAGCACTCGCACACACGCGCGCTAGCGCACGAGAGAGCTAGCGAGTGAGCGGTTTCGACCGCTCGGCTAGTCCGTTCGAGCGCTGTGCCGTTTGAGCTCGGCGTTCACAATGGCGAGAGCGCGACGCATCGGCTCGGCGCCCTCGATCGTTGTCGTCACGGCATGCGCGCCGATGTCGCTGTGCGCGTCGAGCGCGATCACCACGAAATCGACGCCCTGCGGAAACAGCCTGCGCGCGACCGCGATGCCGTCGACAAATCGCAGTAGCAGCTTGCACGCATCCATCGCGAGCGCCGTCATCACCCGCAGCTGCTCGCGCCTCGAGCGGCTCGCGCTCACAGGCCGATCCCTTTGCTCGCGTTCGCCTCATCGAGTAGGCGAGCGTCGCGCACGTATCGGTCGACCATCTCGCGCCCTCGCCATCGACCTTGCTGCATGATCGCTCGGTCCGTTTTGCCCGCCGCTGCAGCCGACGTCGCGAGGCCTGACCGTAGCGAGTGCCCGGAGTATCGAGCGGACTCGAGGCCGACGCGCTCGACACTGCGCTTGACGACCTCGGCGATCGCTGCGCCGCGCAGGCCGGCCTCGAGCACTCGACCGCTGCGCGACATCCGGCGCAGCAGCCGACCGCGTTTCAAGCCGGACAGCTCGAGCCAGGCCTCGAGCGCGCGCATCGGGCACGTGTGCCGATTACGCCCGCGTGCGATGCCTACGCGCTGGCCTTTGCCATGCTGGTCCGTTTTGCTGCGACGGATCAGCACCACGAGGCCGGCTTTCGTGCGCTCGACGTCGCGCACCTCGAGCGCTGCGAGCTCGGACCGGCGCAGCGCGCCACCCATGCCGAGAGTCAAGATCACGCGATCACGCACGCCGATCGGCGAGTCGGGCAGGGCAGTGCACACGCTTCGCAGCTCGACAGAGGTCAGCGGCGAGACCTGCCGCTGTGGCTGCCCATGCGTGCGGCGGATGCCTTCCCACAGCCGCTTGATGCGTGGATCACTCGTCGGCGTGACGTTCCCGCTATTGGTATGGATCCAAGCAATCGCCGAGAGTGCGACCGAGAGCGTGCTGATACTGACCTCGTGCGCCCTCTCGGTCAGCCACTGCGCGAGCGTCTCGGCAGGGCAGGGCATCGCCTCGAGCTCGCGCGCCTCGCACCACACACAGAAAAGGCGCCACTGCCGAGCGTACTCGGCGAGCGTACGCTTCGAGCGTGAGGCGCGCTCGTAGTTGCGAGCGCGCTCGGCGAATAGGGCAAGCTGCGCAGGCCGCGCCTGTGTGATCGCTGTGGTCATGCGGGCCTCGGCTTCGCGAGCGAGAGATAGCGCGGAATCCATGGGCCGAACGTGTTGTGACGCTCATTCTCCGCGTCTGCCTCGGCGAACGTGTAGCGCGCTGTCTCGACGACGATAAACCGATCGTACAACTGCAGTATCGGGATCATTCGATAGGCTCGCACGCCATCCGCGATCACACCCTCAATGCAGAACGTGCCGGTCGCGAGTGCAGCCTCGACCCATGCGTGCGCGAATAGCTCGCCCGGCGCACGCGTGGTTATATCGCCCGGCGCCTGGCAGATCGCGTGCACGAGTCGGTGAACATGACGCTTATCCGGTGCGACCCGGCAGAAGAAATCGAGCGCGTCATCAAAGCAAGTGCCCGTCGGCTTGAAGTCCGGCATCGCGGCGATCGTACCGATTACCGGCGCTAAATGAAACTAGCGCGGCCTATGCTAGGCTAGGGCAGTATGGCCAAACCAAGCTACCAGCTAACCGAGGCACAGGCAGCCGCCCTCGAGCGTCTCGCCGCCGAGCATAACCGCGCGCCGACCGACCTGCTCGGCGAGTTGCTCGAGCCGCTCGACGACGACCTCGCCGGCGAGGCCGAGCTCTGGGAAATGGTCGCCGAGAGTGACGAACAGGCCGCACGCGGCGAGGTCGTCGACCATGAAGACGTCGCGCGCGAGCTGCAACAGGTCATCGACCGCGCGCGAGCGGCGCGCCAGTGACGCGCATCAAGTGGACGCAACGCGCGCGAGCGCACTTGCGCGCCGTCATGGCGCTTGAAGAAAGCCGAGACCCTGCCGCCGCAGCCGAGCTCGCGCGGACTATCCTTCGCCGTTTGGCGTTGCTCGCAGAGTTTCCCGGACTCGCACCTCCGTCGCAGCGCT